CCACCACGCGCCGTGGTTCTGTTGGTTCTGGTCCCCCCAAAACCCGCCCCCCCCCCCCCACTTCTGTGCGTGGCATCGCATCGACCGACTGCTGATCGACGACCAGATCGCCGAGGCCAAAGCGCGCCGCGAGCTCATGCTCAAGACTCACGAAGTTCGCGCGCGCGTCCCGGAGGCGCAGTGGCCGGCCGGACGTCGCTTCTGCTCGGGCTGCCAGTTCATGGTCCCGAAGTGGTATACCGACGACTCGAAGTGCCGGGCCTGCGCCAGTGAGTCGCGGTACGGCGCGCACATCCTCGAGACCTACGGCATCACGTACGACTTCTACCTCGCGCTCTACCAGTTCCAGGGCGGCCGCTGCTACATCTGCCGGAAGGTCCCCAAGACCCGCCGGCTCGCGGTCGACCACGATCACTCGCTCTTCGGTCCGGACTCGGTCCGCGGACTGCTCTGCTCCGGCGAGCGATCCTGCAACCACGACATCCTGGGCAACATCACCGGGATTGAGATGGCGCAGCGCATCGTGATCTACCTCGGCGACCCGCCGGCCAGAGCCATGCGCGAGGGCCGAGATCTCCCGGACGAGGTCGCGACCGCCGGCGCCTCGATGCTCGGCGGCAAGGCGCGCACCGTACGCCCGGCAGAGCAGGCGGCTGGCCAGCTCGAGGTCATGCAGAAGATGGCCGCCCAGTCGATCGAGGCCCGAGCTCGGCGAGCTCGCGACCGGGAGTACAGCGACGGCGACTTCTGGCGGTTCCCGAAGGACCACGATGGCCCGCTCGACATCTTCCACGCCGTACCCGATGCGCTCGACCCGAAGGCCTGGGAGAAGCGCCTGGAGCTGGCCAGGACACGCGAAGACGAGATCGCCGCGGCGCGCGCACGAGGCTAGGCCCTCCTGGACGAACAGAAGCCCCGGGTCCCTCAGGACCCGGGGCTCTCTCGTGCCCTTAGAACGGCTCTCAGGGCCTCAGAACTTCCCGCTCTTGATCTGCAGCCAGTAGAGATCGTGCTTCTGGTTGCCCAGGATCCCCGTGCGGGTCGTCGACTTGCAGACGTACTGGGCGCCGCACCCGCCGCACTTCCACCGGCGGCCGAGCTTCTTCTTCACCAGGTAGGTCCGGCAGGTGTGACCGTCCTTCACAGCCGGGCCGCCAGTCCGCGCGTTGCCCGGAGCTGCTCCTGGACGTACTTGAAGACGACGTGCGCCGGGTCGGTGTGCCAGACCGGGGTCTTGGCGTTGTCGGCCCAGAAGCCCACCCAGGCGATGCCGGCAGACCGGAACAGGTCGGAGGAGTCCTTGTAGACCTTGAGCAGTCCAGCGGCATCGCTGCCCACCTGGTCGGCGCCGAACTCGACGACCGCGCTGCGCAGCCCGAAGTCCTGCTTGATGGCCTCGGCACGCTGGAGGAACCCGCCGAGCACGTTGGCCGCGGTCTCATAGCCAGTCGAGCTCAGCCACGCCTCGTTGTAGATGTCCTCGGAGTAGTAGTGGATCGCCGAGGAGATCGGGTCGAGGTAGGTCTTGTAGTTGAAGCCGGCGTGCTCGATCTGGTAGTGGTTGAAGTTGGCCACCAGTCGGATCTTGTCCTTGTTCGGCGACTCGTCGTACGCCTGGTGGACGGTGTTCCACTGGGCAGTCCAGGCGGCGACCGACATGTCGGCCGGCTTGATCTCGTGGTTGAAGATGAACATGAACAGCGCGTAGTCGCGGACCCGGGGATGGTCGAACAGCGCCTTCATCTCGGCCAGGCTGACCGAGCCCTTCTTGCTGCACAGGATCGCGTCACCCTTGCGCTGCGCGGCGAAGGCGGCCGCAGTCGGGCTGAGCGTCCAGCTCAGCGTCTGCCCCGGCGAGGCGAAGACTCCGCGGGCGATGTTGAACGCCGGCGCCGGGGCGGCCGCGTCGGCGAAGAGGGCCTGCTTGGCTGCAGCGTCGGCCGCCCAGTTGCTCCCCGGCGCCGGGGAGGCGTCCAGGCTGAAGATCGTCGGAGGCGGAGTGTCGTCCTGCTCACCCTCGAGTTCGGCGATGCGAGCCTGCAGTTGATCCACCTCTTCGCCGAGCTCGTCGATGGTGGCATTGCGCTCCTGGATCGCCGCCAGGTCGGTGGCATGCTGAGCCTGGAGTCCTTGGTTCTGCTGGACCAGCTGGTCGCGGTACGTCGTCAGGGCGACGACCTGCGCCTGCAGCGGGGACGTCGCGTCAGCGATCGCCTTGGTGACGTAGTCCTGGACCAGCATGTCGTACGCGGTCCGGAGGTTGAGTCCGTGGTCTGCCATCTGCCCAGCGTACGAAAGAGCCCCGCCAGCCACAAGGGCTGACGGGGCTTCAAACGACTGATGCTCAGGCGACCCGGCGGAGCTGGACGCTGGTGAACGCCTCGTTGTGGAGGCCCGGGTTCTCCGCAGCCTCGGTGGTCTGGCGCAGGAAGCCGGCCAGGGCGAGCTGCAGGGCCGAGATGATGGCCGCCTGGAGAGCGACGTCGATGTCCGCGCCGAAGCCGACCAGCAGCGCCAGGACGGCCTGGGCCGCGCCGACGACAACCGCCGTCTGGACCTTCTTGGTGTAGATGGCGGTGACCAGAGCGAACGCTGCGCCGGCGGCCGCCTGGATCAGGGTGGACCGGACGTCGTCCAGGCCGAACGTGCCGAGGACGACCAGGACGCCGAGGACGCCCTGGAGAACGCCGGCAAACGCGGCCGGCTCGTAACCGAAGATCTTCACGTGATGCTCCTACTCGGTGATGAGGTTGAAGTCGTTGAGCCGGAAGGTCCGCTCCGCGCCGGCGGTGTTCGCGATCTCGACGCCGTACTCGACGGCCGAGACCTTGTCGCTCCCCTTCAGCCAGCCCTTGCCGACCAGCCAATCCAGGACCGCGAGTACATCCAGGCGACCGACGGGGGTGGGCTTCTCCATCGCCAGGGCGATGTATGACCCACCGACGTGCGATTGGCGCCGCCAGGCAGTGAAGGCGTGCCCATCGATCGTGACCTTGTCGGACTCCGCGGCGTTGCGGGGCGGGATGACGCCGTTGTAGCGCTCGTGCGTCCAGATCATGACCTCGGCGGTCGAGCGACTGCCGAACCCGTTGACCCAGATGTCGAACGCCCAGTCCCACTCACCGACCGTAAGCTGGTTGGCATCCCAGCTCGCCCGGATCTTGCTGAGCGAGTCGATCGTGCGGTCGAGGTTCTTCTGCGTGCACGGGTACGACTTGATCGAGCCCGCTGGGACGTCCGCGCGCGAGTGATTCCCGACGACATCCCAGCGGCCCGGCCCCCAGGCGAACATCGTCTGCGAGCCGGCCTCCTTCTGGTTGTGGACGTTGTTGTTGACGAGGAACCCGTCAACCGACCACTGGGAGAGCGGCTCGCTCAGGCTTTTGGGGCCGGGACCGGCACGTCCTCGTCGGGCGCAAGCAGGTCCAGCTTCGCCTGCGCGGTCTTCAGGGCGGCCTCGAGTCGGGTGACGGCGTCCTGGGTCTGGGCCCAGCGCGCGCCAGTCAGCTTGTCGAGGTTGTCGTCCTCGGCCTCGTTCTCGACGACGAGCTTGGTCAGGTCGGCGATCGCGGCCAGCGCGGCGCGGTTCTGCGCACGAGCCTCCTCGACCTCCTGGGCCCAGCGGCCACTGGCGATTTCGTGGAGGGCGTCGAGCTTGCCGCCCAGGACGGTGATGACGCGGTCTGCTTCAGCCACGGTGAGTTCTCCTTCAGGGTGTTGGGTGGCGGGCGGCGGGGTGCCACCGTTGACTGCCTTGATCATGGCGTCGACGTCGCGCCGAGCCTTGTCCATCGCGGTCTTGCCCGGGTCGTCCTTGCGGCGAGTGTGCTCCCGGTGACCGATGACGCTTCCGCCGGTCCAGCCGTAGAAGTCGCAGACCGCCGCGGTGGCCCGGACTGCGGTGTCGTAGGCCTTGGCGGTCATCGGCTGACCACCGTCGTACTTGACCTCGAATCCGAAGTACTGAGCGTTGCCGTCCAGCACGTCGGAACCGGGGTTGATCTCGCCGGTTCGCGGCGCCTTGTCGGCTCTGACGAGAGTGAGGGCGGCCTGGGCGCCCTTGCCGGCGTGGTTCGCCCGGCCGGTCGTGCCCAGGATGAAGTCGCCGTCCATCTCGATCGTGGCCTGGCACAGCGCGCCGGGAATGCCTTCACTCTCCCGGCCGTCCCAGAACAGGAAGCGGTCGTACGACGTCGAGTTCTGGCCGCCGTCGCTGCCGGTGTGGTGCCACACGACGCCGACGGGGGAGAAGGCGCCCGGACGCGAACGGCCCGGGTACTTCTTCATGGTCACGCCGAACTTGCGCAGCTGGCTTTGCCACTGCGCCTCGGTCATCGGTACGGCCACGGAGGACTCCTTCTGGTGGCGGACAGGTGGGATCAACCTCCAGCCTAACTCGGCCGCGGAGGAAAAACTAGACAGATGGGGGGCTGGGATCGAGGAGATCCTTCAGCGGCGGCGGCTTCGGAAGGTTGATCCCCTGAGCCGTCAGCGCCTCGTACGCCTGCTGGTCCCAGTAGGCGTGGACGGCGATGATGGTGTCCTGCCGGCTGAGGTGACGCTGAGTCATCTCGTCACGCTGGATGAGCATTGCCTCGCGGGCCAGGATGCGCTGGTTCTCGGACTCCAGGCGCTCGACGACGCCGGACGCTGCCTTGGCAATGACCTCAGTGGCCTCGGCCGACAGCTTCCGCTTGTTGAACAGACCGGTAACCAGGGCCGTGAGGATCATCCCGATACCGAGGGCTCCGAGGAGCTGAAGGGCTGCGTTCACTCGTCGATTCCCATCCGCTTGCGGACCTCGCGAACGATGTCCTGCTGCTCTTGAGCGTCACGCTCGTGCTTGACCGCCTGGACCGCCCGCTCCGCTTCATTGAGCAGGGCCTGGAGCTGTCCCCAGCGCCAGAAGCAGGAGATCCCCCAGCCGATGGTGATGGCCGCGGGGAACGATGCCGTCACTCCAACGACGAGGAGTACGGTGGCGCCGTAGAAGATGGCCGACACGCCGACGCAGATCGATCCGATTTGCTCGGCCAGGATGCCGTTGACGGTCTGGCGGAACATGCCGAACAGGCAGGTGGCCGAGCCGACGGCGAGCGACAGGCCCCAGGCGATGACCATCCAGTGGTCGAGCTGAGACTCGATCGTGCCAGGGGCGGCGTTGGCGAAGATCAGCGGGATGCCGGCCAGCGCACAGAGCGCGAGGACGAAGATCGCACGAGGATCAGCAGGATAGCGCGCGGCCGGCCGCATCACGACCTTGATGACTCGTTGCATCGTCCCTCGCAGTATCTTCTTGATCATGGCCTTCACGGTGGAGATTCCCCCAGTCCTCCCCCGAGGTTTGGTTGACAAAGCCAAGCATACTCGGGGGAGGTTGCGCAGAGCTACGAGATCCTAGTCGCTCGCAGGTAAGAGTCAGCGTTCAGGATCAGACCGGTTGCGTTCGCCGTGTTCTGCGCCCAGTTGAGCGTGACAGTACCGAAGGTGGCGCTGGTCTTGACGATCGCCTGGAACGGGATGAAGGTCGGAATCAAGGTTGCCGTCACCTGGCCACCAACGCCGAAGGTGAGCGTGCTGGCGGCCGACCCGATGACACCGCGCCAGGTGGTCGGCGCCTCGGCTGCCGCGTCCGTGATTGCCAGTGTCGGGCCAGGCCCGAAGCCCGTCCAGCTGAACCCGGACGGGCCGGAGAACCCGACCTTCGCATCGATCGCCGCGGTGTTGTTGGCGGTGAGCCGGAAGATCAGCATCATCTCGACGAGGTAGGTGGCATTCGCCTCGACGTTCCAGAACAATGCGGTGTCCGGGGTGATCGTGGTGTTGTTGGTCACCGTCTGGTTCGACGGCTTGACCTTCCAGATCGGTCCCCAGAAGCGATTCACGCCAGTAGGCAGAGACTGCTCGAACGTCACTCCACGCATGAGGCCGTCGGCATCGATCCGCATGGTGCTGTTGACGTTGCGGAACATCGCCGGCGTGGCCGCAGGGAACGTATTTGTCACCGGCGCCGCGGTCGTCGTTGCCAGCGTCGTGAGCGTGAACGCCCGGGGTACGTCGTCGTACTCGACCTGACCCTGGTAGTACATGGCCGTGTCGGCTGGCTGCGTGGCTCCGCGGCCCATGTAGAGCCGAGTATGGCTCGGCGTCGAGCCGCCGGAGTACGGGATGTCCGGCGAGATGTAGCGCAACTTCGCGCGCCGACGCATCTGGAACGACTTCTTCGCGCCGAGAGTGGTCTCGTAGCCAGCCGAGCTCGAGCGGAACGTGATGCCGCCCCACCAGGTGGAAAGCCCCGTCGGCGTGTTGAAGCCCGGATCCCAGACCTCGCTAGTGTGCTTGTAGAGGAATCCGTCGCCGCCGAGCGTCCAGAAGCACTGATTGTTTGAGTCCCACGCCATGCCGCGGCGGTTGCTGGTGGGCGACTCCCACGACTCGACATTGCGATCGTTCGCCGTCCACCCGCCCGAGCTGCCTGGGTACAAGATGTTGTCGACAGCTCGGTATACCAGGCGTGCGGCGTACGCCACGCCACGCTCGGCCGTCGCGTAACGGTGGGTAGCGCCGCCACCGATCCGGTCGAAGCCGCCGGTGCCACCCTTGGTGTCGTACTGGATGGCGCACAGCGAAGTGCCGTACGAGTTGTTGACCGAGCTGTAGCTGGCATACGGCGCTGGCAGGAACGGGATCGCACCGCCGGATGCGTACGCCGTGATGTTGTGGTAGTTGATCTTCAGCTGGGTGCCGACCACCTCGGCGACGAACAGCTCGGTGCCGTTGGTGCCCAGCGCTGGCGTGCCGGCCGGATTCAGCGGAGTGTAGCGCTGGAAGTTGGCGCCGGTGGTCCCGACCGGGCAGCTGATGTACCAGTCGCTCGAACCGCCCACGAAGCGGAATAGGTTGTAGACGCCAGCCTTCGGGCCGGTCGGGATCGAGATAGTGGACCAGATCTGCCAGTCAACGTAGTCGTTGAAATAGACGCCCGTGCCGTACCGGTCCTTCGGGGCGCCGTTGATGTCGAAGAACCAAGCGCGCGAGCCGTTGGGGCGAGCCTGGAAGACGATCCAGGTTCCCCCGGAACCCTCGGTCGGCTTAAACTCCAGCCAGGTGGCGTCTCCGGGCGCGAAGTCGAACGGGCCACCGGGCAGCACTCCGGTCTTCTGAGCTGGCGTCAGGCTGGCCGTACTGAACTGGATCTTGTCGTAGTCGATCTCGAACTGCGGACTGGCTGACGGCGAAGCGATCCCGTTTTGCAGGATCATCGCGGCGTCGGCGGTCATCTCATTCGTGGCGGACTGAATCGACATGCCACCGAGCACGGTGGCCCGGCGTACGACGAGCTCGCCGTCGAACAGCGCCTCGGTGCCGTCCGTCGGGAAGTTGATCATCAGCGAACCGTCGGACTTGTAGCCCTTGATGCCGACCGTGCCGAACTCGACGCGCTGGCCCTCGGTGGCCGTCTTGAAGACGCTGGCCAGGATCACCTCGGCGGAGAACAGCTCGCCGGTGAGCGTGCCCAGCTGTACATGCTCGGCGACGATGGTGTTGGCGAGAATCTGCACGCCCTCGACGCGGAAAATCGCGACAACGGCCTGCAGGCTCTGCGCGGCGGCACCGTCGTCGTCCTTTGCGATGATGCGGGCGTAGTACGTCGTGTCGTACTGGAGGGCGTAGGGATCGGCGTCGCCCGGGGCCGGCTCGGGGCCAGGCAGGCGCTTCACCGTGAACTGAGTGCCCTCGGTTTCGCCAAGGTAAGTAGTCGAGTCCGCGGTGAAACCTAGCGTGTCACTGACGTGGATCTCGTACTTGACCGGGTCAGCGTTGGTGATCGCCGTCCAACGAAGGACGGCGTTGTCGATGCCGGACATTGCGAACGGGTCAGGGGAGCTGGCGGGTGCGAAGCCATCCGAGCTGACGATGACCGGCCAGCTGTCAGCCTCCGTGGCGACCGAGCTCGGCGAGACGACGCCGGCAACCGTCCACGTGACCAGCTTGACGTAGTAGGTGCCCGGGGCGAGGCCGACGATCTGCTCGCCGCCGGTGGCCGCCACGAACGAGGCGACCCGGTTGCTGTGGTCCGGAGTGAATCCGGCCGTGGCGCCGATGTGGGCGTCGACGCGCAGGAAGTCCATCGGCAGGATGCCGCCGCTGGCGAACAGGCCGTTCCAGCGGACGATCAGCGCCTCGGTGGCGTCGTCGACGACGGCGGCCAGCGGAGTCGGCGGAGTCGGGCCGTTCTGAGCCGTGGCGTTGTAGGTGCCATCCCACTGCCGGCCGATCGTCATGACCTGGCTATCACCGGCGTACGCCGACAGGGCGCCGTCCTCGATGGCGGAGTATGCCAGCTGCGCGTTGGAGCCGAGTGCGCTGACGTTCCGCTCGACGGCGGCGAGTCGGCGCGCGAGGGTGAGCAGCCTCTGATCGGTCATAACCCTAGGCTACCTGGTCGGTGCGGACCAGGGTCAGCGACGCGTCGTCGGACTGGTCCGGGGCGAGCTGGATATTGGTGACGCGGCACCACATGAACTCGTCCGACCACTCGTCGTCCAGCTGTAGCGGGACCTCGTCGCCGGGGCGGATGGAAGTGATGGGCGCGTATGAGCTGTCCCGCAGGGTGATCCCGCTGACCTGGCGGCCGGCCACCAGCGCCTGCTTGAGGAGTACGGCGGCGCGGCGGTCCGCCTGCGCGATCAGCTTCAGGTCCTTGCGCTCCTCGAGCAGTACGCGCCGAATGCGGCCGGTCGGCTGGGTCGCGTAGCCGCGGATCATCGTACGGCCGTTACCGGCTCCGAGGACCATGACGTCCGTGACGGGCCCATTCGTGGGCGGCTCGACGCTCGGCTGGACGAGGATGTTCTCCCCCACCACGAAGCGGAGGTGGTCCAGGCGGGCTCCCAGGGTCGGGTAGCCGCGCTCCAGCTTGTGTCGCAGCGTGTCGCCGTCCCACCAGTGCACCTCCCGGTAGTCGAACGGGGTGGTCTCCGCCAGGTCCTGCACCACGGGGCCGAGGTCGTGCGTCTCGTACCAGTTCAGCTTGAACGGGCCGGCTTCCAGGCCGATCAGGCCTGACTCGGTATCGAACTCGACCTGGTCCAGCTTGTAGCCGATCTTGACCGGAGACGAGCAGGCGCCGATCTCGAGCCCCACGTCGCCGCCGGGCTTGGCCTGCAGCCAGTTGTAGACGTGCTCGTGGATGGCCAGCGGGTCGGTCTCGACGAAGAAGGTCGAGTCCGTGCCGGTACCGTCGCCGTACGGCTGCTTGAACGGGATGCCGGACAGTCCGATGCAGCGCAGGCTCTTCGTCTGGCCGGTGTGCGGCGCGGTCTCGAGGATGCCGCCGCCGCGGATGTCACCGGAGGAGTCCTCTGCCCAGATCGCCGTACCCCACTCTTCGAAGAGCGGCCGGCCGTCAGCTGCTTTCATGCCGGCGACGCCCGCCGAGACCTCCGCGGTGAGCTCGTTGGTCGCGGTCAGGTTGTCCATGATGGAGACGTTCGTCAGCGGCAGATCGGTGTGCAGGAACTCTCCCCACGCCGTACCGCTGTACCGCTGGAGCAGGTAGCGCCAGCCGGCCATCAGGAGGCCTCTTCGACAAACCTCAGCCGGATGTGGTAGTTGGAGTTGCCGTCGACCACGAGGTCGCCCTGGCTGGCCGCGTCGGTGGGTACGGCCTGGATCTGGAACGCCTGCGCCGTCCCGCGCTGGGCAGCCGGGACGATGACGCGCTCAGCCATGAGGACCGGATACCGGCCGGCCACTTGCTGGCTGTACTTGAAGCCACCGGTGCCCCAGCCGCCCGTCTGGCACCACACGCGGAAGGTGGCGTTGGTGTCGTCGCTGGCGGTATCCTTCATGCCCTGGAGCCAGGCGTCGATGTAGACGACGGTCGCCCAGTCCGGGATCGCGATGTTCGAGTTACTGTTGTCCGGAAAGTATTCGAAGGTGACCTGGTTGGCGGTGCTCAGCGTGTCGTTCGAGGCGACAGCGTTCCACTCCCGGATGTTCTCCCGGGGGTTCACAACGCGACGCAGGTCGACGATCTGGGCGCCGCCGGTGATGGTGGTCCAGTTGCTGGCCAGGTCCAGGCGCGAGAGGGCGTAGCAGGGGTACGGCGGCGGGGAGGGGAGGTCCTCGACCCGGGTGGTGCCCGCCGGGACGTTCCGGATGATGAACGGCCGGACGTACTGGTAGGTCAGGGCCGCGGTCGGCGTCGCCGGCTTGTTCGCGTCGGTCAGCCAGGCATGACCGGCAGTGGTGTACAGCGGGTCGCCGACAGTCACGCAGACGAGGTGAGACTGGGCGACGCCAGGGTTGGTCGCCGGGAAGCCGCCCGGGAGGTCGACAGACGCATTGGTCAGGTCCATCGCGGCCTGGTTCTCGACGATGTACGCCTGGCCGGAGTTGGAGACGTACCGGTTCTCGATCACGCCTCCGCCGGCCGAGATGCGCACGCCAGCGCCCGGAGCGGCCAGAGGGATGACCTTCAGGTCGCCGACGTTGATGACGCCCGACTGCTTGACGGCGGCGCGGTTGCCCAGGCGCTGCAGCGAGGCCGGCGTCCGGGCGCCATCGATAGCCAGCGCGGCTGCGGTGAACGGCACGAGATCCTCCTGGTCAGAGCGCCGCGTGGGCGCCGTAGGTCTTGATGGTGGCTGTACCCGTCATGGTACCGGACAGTGCGCGGAAGCCAAAGCTCTGGTTGCCGGGCAGGACGAACAGGTTGCGCATCCGGACCCGGGGGTTGATGTAGCCGGCCACGCTCAGGCCGTCCTGGTTGACGATCGACCGTCGCCAGGGGCGGGTGTCGATCTCGACCCAGTCGCCCTCGGCGATCGTGGCGTTGAGCTTCAGGGTCCATGCGGGAGTGTAGATCTCCGGGTCGATGGCCTCACCGGTGATGCGGATGATCGGCCAGCTCGGCCGGCTGCCGGGGATGTGGACCTCGCCCTCGTTGTTGCCGGAAGGCAGGCTCGTGGTCGGGTAGGTGATCGGGTAGGTGATGCCACCCTCGGACTCGGCCACCAGGTCCAGCGTCGCGACCTCGGGCACGTCGTCGTAGAACAGCGGGTCGACGCGTTGGAAGTCGCAGGTGATCGGGATCATGCCCGACAGGACCCGGTTGTCCATCGAGTTGGCCCAGCGGCGCGGGCGGCCGTAGACCCTTCGCGTCCGTCCGGCGACCTTGTAGCGGATCACCGCCACCTCGTCGGCGACGGTCGAGACGCCAGGGCCCGTCCAGGCGGTCGCCAGGGCACTCAGGGCGGCGAAGGCGTCCTCCTCCGACTGCTGGTTCACGAAGAGAGACCAGGTGAAGTTGGAGCCCTTGCGGACGTCGCGGCCCATCATCGTCGCACCGGTGGCCGGGTTGTCGACGTCCTGGGTGAGCCACTCGGCCACGCCCGGGTCGAAGCCGTCCGCGGTGCAGTGGATGGCGCGGCCGATCCCGAACGCCGTACCGGTGTCGAACTCCTCGGTCTGGAGGAGTTCGAACTGGTGGTCCTCGAGCAGCGTCGTCACTTGAACACCCCGTCGTCGATCCGCTTCCAGGTGAAGGCCAGGTCGTCAGCGACATCGCCGGCCGTGAGGTCGGACTGGTTGAACGTCGGCGCGTAGGTGAATCCGTCACCCTTGCTGCCGGCGCCCATGCTGGAGAACTGGTCCTCGGTGAAGACCGGCTCGGGCCTGCCCGTGAGGTTGACCACTCGGGTGATGCCCGGGGGCAGGTACCCACCGTTGTCGTACATCATCGTGCCGTTGTCGGGCACGGTGCCACCGTCAGAGTACCAGCCGTGGTCCTCGCGGAAGTTCAGCGCCCCCTGCGGGTCGCCGTACCGGTCCTTGATGTACTGCAGGCCGTACTGGGCCTGCAGCTGCGGGTCGCTGGTCTTCTTGCCGTACGGGCCCCAGGTGCCGTTGAGGAACTGGAAGAGGCCGTACGCCGTGCTCGACGGGTTCTGTGCGTTCGGGTCCCAGCCGGATTCGGCCTGGACGATCTTGGCGAGGGCCGACCACTGGTTGCCCTCCCAGCCGAACATGGTCTTCGCCATCGTGGCGACCATTTCCTTCAGGCCGCCGGCGATCGGGGTCCAGCTCTCCTCGCTCTGGCCCGGCAGGAATCCGGTGATCATCTGGCCCATGCCGGTGATGATCGCCTCGGGGATCGCCTTCAGGGTCTTGGTGAGGGTGTTGTCGCCCCAGTCCTCGGTGAGCTTGCCCAGCTTGTCGCTGATCTTGCCGCGCAGCCAGTCGACCGGGTTGCTGATGGCGTCGCTGACCCAGCCGACGATGCCGCTCAGGCCGCCCTTGATCTTCTCGAGCAGGCTCGGGTCCTTCTTGACGTTCGGGCCGTCGTCCTTGCCGCCCAGGCCATCGCCGCCGGCGTAGTAGTCGGCGACCTGTCGCTTCGCGGCGTCGGACGCGGTCGGGTCACCCGCGGCGATGCCGTGGATGTGCGGGTTCCAAGGGCCCTGGCTCGAGTTGCGGTGCCAGGCAGCGAAGCCGACGGTGCGCAGCGCGAAGACGAGAGCTTGGCCGAGCAGGCCGCCGGGCCAGCCGGCGTCGAAGGCGCCACCGCCGGCGTGCGTCGATCCGGACGCGGCCACCGAGGTGGAGTAGGAGCCCTGGGTGATGCGGAGGGTCTGCTGCGACAGCCGCTCGGCCGCCTGCAGCATCCGGATCGTGCGGTAGTTGAACCGCTTGCCGCGCCAGGTGGTCTTGTCGAACTCGCCGACCGAGCTGGCCGGCACGACGCCACCCTCGTAGTAGCCGCCGAGGTAGTTGGCGACACCCTGCGTCCCCTGCAGCTTGGCGCGCTTGTTGATGGCGTTGACCCACCCCGGGCCGAGTACGCGGGTCGCCTCCGGGCGGAGGATAGCCTCGCCTCCACCGACCGCGATGAGCTGGTTGTCTCGGCCCGGGGTGTAGCCGAATCGGACGCCGTAGTTCTTGTCCGGGATACCGCCGTTGGCGAAGCCCGCCGGCGGCCACGGGATCGGTTCGACCGGCTTCAGGCCGGGCAGGTGGTTAGCCAGTCCGTTGAAGCCGGCGATCAGACCCTTGTTGATGATCGTGTCGACCATGAACGTGACGGGCGCCTTCAGGGTGTTTCCGAGGCCCTCCCAGATGGTCTTGATGAGGCTGATGGCGGAGCGGAACGCCCCGACCAGGCCGCCGCCCTTCTCCTTGCCGGCATCGTCGACACCGAGCTTGTCAGCGATCGTGTCGAAGACCGGCTTGAGGATGGTCTCCCAGCCGAGCTTGATCAGCTTCCAGGTGTCGTCGAAGAGCTTGCCAACAGCGCGCAGGACCGGGCCAACAGTGAGGTTCCACAGCTGCCACAGGATCCGGCCGAGCACATCCAGGACCGGCCAGATCACGTTCTCCCAGACCCACTTGATGTCGCCGCCCATCTCGGAGAACAGGTCCTTGATGTCGGTCAGGACGGGCTTGGCCGTATCCTCCCAGAAGGCCTGGAGGTTCTCGGTGGCCCAGTCGAGGAACGGGCTCAGCACCTCATCCCAGAACCAGACGAGAGCAGTCTGGAGATCGGAGAGCACGCCGATCACGAGACCCATGTTCCAGGCCCAGAGCTGGAAGGCGTGGACGATGATCCACTCGACGACCGGCCAGACGTCCTGGACGAGCTTAGCAAAATCTTCGTTCGTCTTGTAGAGGTAGACCAGCGCAGCGACCAGGGCGAGCGCGATGAGGACCCAGGCGCCGATGGGGCTGAAGATCACGGAGACGAGCGCGATGATGCCGGACAGTGCCTGGAAGGCGCCGATCAGCGTCAGGATCGCGCCGATTACGGTAGCGATGGTCTTGGGGTCCAGCCCGGCGATCCAGTTGAGGATGTCGGTGAGGACCTTCAGGATGTCCGGGCCGAACATCGCGAGCGCCTCGACCACGGCGAGCAGGGCGAGGGCGAGGGCCTTGAAGAAGTCGCGGACGGTGGGAGCGACCTCGACCAGGTAGGCGAAGAAGTCCTGGATCAGCTTCTGCCCCTCCTTCGAGCGCGTCCACTCGAGGACTCGCTTGGAGATGTCGAGCAGCGCCTCCGAGACGAGCAGGGCGAATGGGGCGGCCGCGACCGCCAGGTTGGCGAAGGCGGACAGCCAGTTGATGAAGGCCTCACCGAACTGCTTGGTGATGATCGGGGCGATGTCCCCGACCATCTTGAAGAACGCCTTCCACTCCTTGTTCGTGAAGACCGCGGCGGCCTGCTTCGCCAGCTCGCCGAGCAGCTTCGCCATCTCGCCAGCGAACTTGATGAAGTCCTCGCCGTAGGTGTCGATCAGGGTCTGCAGGGCGTCCTGGAGGCCGGGCAGGAAGCCCTCCTGGATGACGGCGCGCAGACGCTCGAAGTCGTCGGCCAGGCCGTGGATGAAGAGCGCGAAGGCCTGGCCAGCGGGGGACAGCTTACCCATCGCGTCAGCGAGCTTCTGGGCGGACGCCGAGCCGAGTTCGTTCGTCTCGACCAGGGCGTCCTTGTAGTCCAGCTGGGCCTGGGTCAGGCGCCGCTGGGCATCCTCGAGCGCCTCGCTGTTGTCCTGCTGGGCCCGCTTCTGGGCCTTGATGGCGTCGGCGACCGAACGCGCACCGTCGATGCGAGCCTGGTTCAGCTCGCGCTCAGCGTCGACCAGGCCACGCTGGGCCTCCTGCTGAGCCTCGAGCGCGGAGGTGACGCGGTCCTGAGCGTTCTTGACCTTGTCGGAGTCGTTGACCCCCTTCTTGCGCTGGTCGGCGAGCTCCTTCTCTTCCTTTCGGATGTCCTCGAGACGCAGCTTCGCGTTCTCCAGGTTGATCGACGCCTGCTCCTTCTCGAAGTTGGTCGCCCCCGGGTCGCGCTGGGCGGCGTCGTTCTCGACGGTTGCGGTGAAGAGGTCAAGCACGCCCTGGCGCTCGTCGAGCCGGTTCCGCTTCTGCTTGGCTGCGATCTCATCGAGCTCCTTCTGAGCGTCGATGCGCGCCTGGGTCAGGTCCTTTTGAGCCTGGGCGGCGTCCTCGTTGGCCTTGGAGAGCCGGCGCTCGGCGTCCTCCTGACGGCGCAGCGCGCTCTCGATCGAGCGAGCAGCCTGCTCCTTGGCGTCGACGACAGCCTGCTCGGCGTCGGCGGCACGCTGAGCAACGTCCTCCCGAGTGCGGGCCAGGGCGCGCTCGGCGTCCTCGACCTGCTCCGCGGCGTTGCGCATCCGCTTGGCGGCCGCCTGGGAGTCCTTGGCGGCGTTCTTCTGCTGGTCACCCAGCGCCGTGACGGCGTCGCCGATACCGGAGAAGCCGATGAGCATCACGCCGAGCGCGGCTCCGAGGCCCAGGGCCGCTACGGCGGCACCGAGCAGACCGCCGGAGATCAGAGCGAGGATTGGAACCAGGCCGGCGCCCGTGGCGGATACGGCCAGGGCTGCTCCATTGAAGAAGCGGAACGAGTTGGCGGTGTCGCGGCCATCCAGCGACAGGCGCTGGAACGCCCGGCCGAGCAGGCTGAGGTCCTTCTCGGTCTTGCGCGCGTTGTCGGCGTCGACCTTGATTCGGGCGCGCTTACCGTCCAGCTTCTCGCGCGCTCGGTCGGCGGACTCGATGGCGAGCAGGGCCGCGGTAGCGTCGGCGTTCACCTGAATGTCGATGGTGGTGGCGGCGAGGCGAGCCAGCTCGATCTCGATCGAGCGGATCTCCTTCTCCGCCTCCTTCGCGGTGACGTCGATGCCGATCTTCTTCAGGTTGAGCGACTGTAGCCGGGCCTGGACTTCCTGGAGGTTCCGGTTCACGCTGTCGCCGATGGCGTCGCCCGCCTTGTTCAGGCGGTTCTTCAGCTGCTGCTCGAACGCGCCCAGCTTCCGCTCGGCCGGCTTGGTGTCGACGTCGACCTTCGCGGTGTGGTCCAGCTTCTGGATCTGGCGCTCAAGGCGCTCCAGGCCGGCGGTGGCCGCCGTGGCGTCCAGGCCGACGCGGAAGTCCTGGTCGCGCATGGTGCGCTTCAGGAAGACGGCAACCTCGGCGGCGCGACGCTCGATCTCCGAGGTGTCCATGCCGGGCTTGATCTGGATCTTCGACAGAGCCTTCGCCTCGGCCTTATAGTGCTCGAAGAGGCTGGCCAGCTCGCGGTCATCCGTGCGCAGCTGGATCGGGTCCAGCTCCTTGCTCAGCGACTTCAGTGAGTTGCCGAGCTCGGTGCGGAACTTTCCGGCATACTTCTTGCCGGCTTCCTCACCAGCCCGCTCTGCGCCTTCGCCCAGTTCGGCTCCGAGGATCTTGCCGGCCTTGGCGGCCGCGGACTTGGCGCCCTTCTGGACGCCGTCGTCGATCTCCTTCTCGAGCGCCCGGCCGAGCCCCTTGGCCATGCGCGAGTTAGCATCCTGCACACCGTCGTACGAAACCTGCACCTGGAGGAAAACGGTGCCAGCTGAGTACGGCACGAGGATCTCCTCCGGGGTGGGGGTGCGGACGGCTAACGCTCAGTGTATCAGTCGGCTCTGGAGCGCCGGTTCCGCAACATCCGGGCGGCCAGCGCCTCGTGCTTGCGCCACTTCATCCGCTCCATGGCCTTGCTCAGCTCGGACTTCGGCCGGGCATCCATCTTCGGCTTCTCGACGCCCGTGGCACCGTTCGTGGCGGCGATCCGGTACGAGATGATCTTCAGCTGGTCGAGCACGTCGGTGAGCTTGGCGAGCTCGGGCGACCAGGTGTACCACGGCGGTGAGGCGTCGGTCTCCTGCTCCGGGTGCTGCGCGCGATGCTCGGCAATGCGGGCGGCGTGCTCGGGGTCCTTGGCCAGCGCGTTCTGGTAGTGGGTGTTCTGGGGCAGGTGATCGATCAGGTTGAGGAGGGCCCGCCACTTCCGCGCGCGCCACATGTCGGCCGGTCCGATCCCGGGATACCAGCGAGGGAAGTCGGCCTCGAGCTGATCTGAGTAGCGGTCCATCGCGTGCGCAAGCCGGCGGGTCTGAGCCTCATCCGGAGTCAGGCCGTAATGGGCCACCCAGGCCGCGCGGAGCAGGTCCGCTTGAGCGAGGGACATTGCACCGAGCTGGGCGGAGTTGATGAAGGCCTTGACGTCGGAGACGCAGGCCGCCACGCGACGCCAGTTCATCTGCGCTGGGTCCAGAGACACGACGACCCGCTGGCCACTCAGGGAGGCGACCAGCGGGCCGGTGCGCTCTCGATCTAGATCGTCGAGAGCCATGTCGTCAGATCGGCAGGCTCTTGCGGCCGCCGATCTCCGGCATGCCGAAGTGCTTGCCGATCTTCTGGACGAGGACGCCCATCAGCTCGATCGCGATCGGGTTCTCCCGCAGGAAGATCTTGTCGTCCTCGTCCGGGATGATGTGCCTGAGAATCTCGATGTTGTCCTCGAGCGTCGCCAGGATGCGCCAGTCCACCAGGTTCGGGTCGGTGACCCGGATCCGCTGGGTGACGTCCTGCTTTACGCCGTCGACCTCGACCTTGCCCTTGCGGACGAAGTAGAAGTCGCGACGCTTCGGCAGGTTGGACTGCTCGACATCCAGGTCGACATCGACCACAGAGTCGAAGTTCACGACGTTGTCGGTCACTTGGGCGGGCTCCTTCGTCAGTTCGCGCGCGGGGGCCGCGGGGTGTTGGCCTTGGGGGCCGGAACCTTCGCGTCCTCGGAATCGGTCTTCGGGGCCTCGGCCGAGCCGGCGACAGCGGAAGCCTGGTCGGCGCCGCCCGTCTGCTCGTCGGAGGTGTTGGCCTCGGCGGAGTCCGCCTCGGTCTTCTCGGTGGCCTTGGCGACCTCGGACTGGTAGTCCTTGGTCCCCTTCTCGTCCACCACGTAGCCCCGGGCGGTGAGGTTGTTCTCATCGGTCGGGGTGTACGCGACACGGGTCGAGCGGGTCTCGTTCTCGCCCTTGGCGAGGATCTTCGGGAACCCCTCGTACTTCTTCTTCTCTGCCATGGCCACCAGCTTACACCAGGAGTCCGGACATGGCGAGAGCCCCGACCGCCCGCCCAGGGAGTCGAGGCTCTCGCGCCAGAGGGTAGCTCAGGCCCAGCCCATCTCCGCCAGGGTCGCGTTCCAGCCAGCGCCGCCGAAGATCCAGCGCTCGGAGTAGCCCAGGTCGTCGTCGACCTCACCGGTGAAGGTGAAGCTCCACGCGATCGGGTCGTCGCCGCCACCGAACGCCTGCTCGCCGCGGTTGGTCACCTTGGCCTTGGGCAGGAAGCGAGCGATGTAGATCTCGCCGGAATCCGTCAGGTCGACCGCCAGCGAGAGCAGACGGTAGTGCCGGCCCTGCGGACGGGTCGCCTTCGGGATCGAGACCTCACCGGTGTCGACGTCCGGAACCAGTGCGGCCGCGTCGACCGCGGTCATCAGGCCGATCGTGCGGGCCTTGGTCTCCTGGGCCACCACACTCAGGGTCGTGGTGTCGGAGATGATGTCCGAACGGGTCGGGGTCACCGAGCCCCAGGACTGGACGTCCGAGGTCGTGGTGTCGGTCGCGAACGACGCGCCGTCGGTCGAGAGCAGGCCGAGGTCGTCGTACGTGAGCGGCAGCGCAACAAGGTCGATGACCTCGTTCGGCGCGGTGCCGGTCTTGGCGGTCAGGTCCGCGATCGGGGAAGTCGGGGCACCGGTACCGTCCAGGAAGTCGCTCACGAAGACGGAGCCATCGAGAGCCTTCCGGATCAGGGCCCGCTGCTTGTTGGCCACTGCGTCGTAAGAGGGCACGTGTTCACCTTCCAGGTCGTTATCGCCGCAGCGATAGTTGGTATGTTGCGCCGAATCGAGCCACCGCGGTCTCCCCGAAGTAGGGGATTCGCACAGGCGCCCGAGTCTGCTCGACGTGGTCGAGCACAACGACGCCGGTCGGTGTCGTTACCCTGACAGGATATCCGAGCAGTACGGCGTCCATCGACTCAATCAGGTCTTCTACCCCGTCGTAGTCCCGGCCGAGCACCTCGATGTCGACCAGCGGGTAGTCGTTCAGCTTGGTCCGGCCACCGCTCGGCCACCTCCGGGGCTTGAAGAAGTAGCCGTCGATCGGGTCCGGATCCTCGACGCCGACGTGGCCACCCTCGTACCCGCCGGGGAACTCCGTGGGCCATCGGCCGGCGGCCCAGTGCATCAGGACCTTCTCGATGTTCGGGAACCGCCCGAAGTCGTTGGCGCTCACTTCTTCCCCCTCCGCTGCTTCGGAACGTGCCAGGCCGCCGCGACGTCGGCCATCCAGTGCTTCGCCGTCTGGTTCTTCCCGCCGAACTCGTCCGGCGCGGCGCCGGGGTGGGAGCTGTAGATGTCGGCGCCGGCGCGCGGCGATCCGTTGATGATGACCGGCTCCGGGTGCTCGTTGACCTCGTAGGTGTCGGCCAGGTGTACGCCGCCCACCCTCGAGCTCCGGTGCACGATGCCGGACAAGGCGTTCACCATGTCGTACGCCGCCTCGACGGCCGGCTTCCGAGCCTGTTCGGACAGCATGAAGGCGCCGAAGTCGGCGTGGTTCGGGACGTACTTCACTCGCACGCGCGTGCTCATGAGCCCACTCGCTTGACCTGCATGATGACCTTGACGCCGGAGCTCGGCCGGAACTCGCCAGGAGCGCCGTCGATCTCCCAGTCCTTGCCGCGCGCGGTGATGCGGTCGTTGGCCTTGATGGCGACGGGGAGCTCGGTCGTCGCGAGAGGGTCGGCACGCGGGGGCACGTAGACGTTCAGGCCGTCCAGGATCGCGCCGTCCTCGGCCTCGCTCGAGGTTCGGGGCCAGATCTTGCAGCCCTTGATCTCGCGCGGGTCGCCGTACTCGCGCTGGCCGGTCGGACCCTTCTTGATGAAGGGCTCCACGGTGATCGTCTCGGTCATGGTGTCAGTCTACCGATCAGACGATCTCTACGCCGGTGATTGGGACGATCTCGCCAGCCACGACGACACCCTCGACCGGCAGCTCCTCACCGCCGAGCACGTACGTCAGCGACCAGCTCTCGCCGGTGGCCAGGTCCCAGGTGTCGACGTTGGTCCACTTCACCGTGCCGGTGATGGCGTCGTACCCCTGGTCGGTGATTTCGATCGTGGTGCCGTCGTCGACCAGCGTGCTGCGGACGAACTGCCGGCAGGCGGCTGGCGCCGGGCCGGAGAAGAACTCGTCGAAGGTCGACGGGTTACGTCCGCCGCCGGTGTTGTGCATGGGCGACGAGCAGACCACCGGGAAGTCGCCGTAGTCGTTGTTCTCGCGGCGGGTGTAGCCCATCAGGTGGCTGTCGCCGTGGTAGATCTTGATGTTGGCGCCGGCCGCCGCGACCAGGCCGTTGAACTCATTCCGGTAGTCGGCGTAGGACCACATCTTGTCCTCGCCGTTCGCCGTACTGGCCGGCCCCATCCAGGCGACGTCCATGAAGATGATCTTGAGCTGCTCGTCGCGCTCAAGCTCGCTGGCCAGCCAGGCCTCCTGGGCGGCGCCGAACGGAGTCTTGCTCGGCCCATCGGCGGTCAGGCCGGCAGTGCGGTCGAGGTTGCGGATGTCCGGCATGATGAACCGGACCCCGCCAGACGGAGTCGGCACGGTGAAGGCGTGGTGCCGACTCCGGAGTGGGCTGGTGGCGTCGACCAGCGGGTAGTGCGGAACGAAGTCCTTGTACGCCGTCAGAGCGGCGCCGTTGACGGTGTTGTTCGAGTCGGCGTTGTCGACGTTCGAGGTGTCGTGGTCGGATGGGAGGTAGTCGGCCGGGGTGTCCCGGAGCATTGCCTTCAGGCCAGCGGCGCCGGCGATCTGGCTCTCGAGCAGGCCGATGTGGGCCTCAGGGTCGGTCGACGTCGGGCCGGAGTAGTGGAAGTCACCGGTGCAGATCGACCAGTCCGGCGCCCAGGTGGCCAGAGCATCCATGGCCGCCGAGTCCGCGGCGTTGGTCGTGATGCAGGACCAGGCGGAGAACTTGACCGTGCCGTCGTCCGGTAGGGTGATCAGCCGGCCGGCCACGCCCAGGAGGTAGTCGACGCCGGAGATCGTGTCGACCAGACGGTACGAGTACGTCGTACCGGGCGCCAGGCCGGTCAGGTCGAACAGGTACCGGCCCGCCGCGGAGCTGGTGGGGATGAAGTCGCCGACGCCGACCACCCGCAGGGACAGCGAGGTCGCGCCGGTGACCTTCGCGCGGACGCGAGCGGTCGTGGTGGTGTTGGTGTACCACCGGTACACCTCGGTGCCTGGAGTCGGTTCCACCGGTGCCGGCGCGGGCCGGACGGCGAAGGTGTAGGAGACGCCGGACGGGGTGGCGACGTTGGACGTGAAGCTCATCGCGCCGGACGAGCCGGAGTCCACCGCGGCGTCACGACCGAACAGGCCGATCGCCGTGGCGCCGCTGGCCGTCTGCGCCCAGAAGCCGTGCGAGGTCCAGCCGGCCGGGACCGTCCAGCCGGTGAGGCTCGACTGCCGGTAGACGGCGATGGTATAAACCTTGCTGCCTACGGTATCTAGATCGGTTACCACGGGGGCAGGGTGGACAGTGGCGCCGGTGCCCGACTCGGCCAGCCAGGTCGCAGTGCCGGACAAGAGGTCGGCGCCGTCGGACTCGCTCAGTACGATCGGGAGCAGGGCGGACCGGGCCGTGGTTGGCGCGGTCCAGTGCGCGTGGAAGATCTTGCCGGTGTCGGAGTCGGTGTATCGCTTCACCCAGACGGCGGACGTGTTGGCCGAGCTTGACCGGACAGAGCCGGTGAGCAGGGTCCAGCCCGCGGTGGCCGGATCGACTCCCGCCCCGGCCGCGCCGTACGTGAAGGTCAGGCCGGCCGTGATGACGACGTTCGTGGCGAAGACGACCGCGAGGAACTGGCCCTCGGTGTAGTCGCCAATCGTGAGTTCCTGCAGCTCCGGATCCAGGGCGCCCGAGGTGGCGATCAGGGGCAGGCCGAAGCTGGTGAACGCCGCGGTCACGGGGTGGTCCGTACGACAAGCGTGCCGTCCGGGGTGCCTCCGGGGAGCGCCTCGCCGGTATCCAGCTGGAGGACGGTGGCCTTGGTCGCGAGCTGGGCGTCGACGTAGGTCTTGTCGGCCTTGGCCGCGAGGGTCGTGGTGTGCCCGCCGACGGTGTTGGACAGGGTGGTCAGCGCGCTGGCCGCGGCCTTGCCGGACAGGGCGGAGTTGGTCGCAGAAACGAAGGCGTCGTACGTGCTGGTCGAGACCTTGTCGGCCAGGGAGGTGGCCACCGCCGAGGCAACCGCCTTCGTGGCGAGCTGAGCGTCGACGTACGACGTGTCGGCCTTGGTGCCGAGAGCGGATGAGACGTCGGAGCTGTTCGCCTTGCCGGCCAGTCCGCTGGTAAGCGCAGCAGCGGACGCCTTACCGGCGACGGTCGTCGACAGAGTGCCCAGGGTTAGCTCGATCGCGGCCACATCGGCCTGCAGGTCAGTGATCACCTGCGGATCGCCGCCGCCGACCACTCCGGCGATCTGCGACTCCAGGTCGGCCTTGATCGAGAGCAGGGTGTCCATGACCACGTTGGTCACGTCGTGGTCGAATCCTTGGGTCATGGGTCAGTCTCCGAATGCGCCAGTTTGCGAGGTCTCGCCGTACGGGATCTCCCAATCGGAACCGAGGTTGTCCGGCAGGTACACGGTCGGCATCCGGGGAGTGTCGTCGATCGGGCGGATGACCCACAGGCCGCCGAAGCTGCCGGTCTCGGTCTTCATCGCCTCGAGCTCGTCCTTCTCGTCCTGGGTGAGCTCCATGGCCGCGGCCATCTTCGCCAGGATCGACTCGTTCAGCGGACCGGTGCCCTCGGTGATGATCGACCGGGGGTTGGTGTAGGTCCGGGCGGCGACCAGCAGGCAGATCGTCCGAGCGCGCGAGGGGACCAGGGTGGGGTCTGTCTCCCAGGCCGGCACCGGGATGCCGGCGGCCGAAGTCACCAGCTCCGTGGCGCGCTCAAGCACCATCGTAGCGAAGGGGTCCGCGAGCACCTGCGCCTTGTCCCGACCCATGCCCTCGCACCAAGTGCCGAGGTGGTCGAGCGATTCGAGGGTTGCCATGAGCCCATGCTACGCGAAGGGCCCCCGCTCGCGCGATGCGAGCGGGGGCCTCGACCCTCAAGCCGAAGCCGGAGGGGGGATGATCCGAAGATCAGTCCAGCACGGAGCCGGTGCCAGTGAAGGCGAACCGGACGTTGCGGACGTTCTTGCGGGTACCGACCGCCGACGGAACGACCGGGTTGCCGGTGTTCGGGTCGATCGGCAGGTCTTCCTCGTCCAGGTCGTCGACCTCGTAGATCCACGAGCCGTCGGGGTTGCGCTGGTCGCGCACGTCCGCGATGCCCAGGAACGCGCTCACGATCGAGCGGTCACGAGCGTAGTTCGCGTCGTAGTCCTGGATCCAGCGCATCGCGTAGCCGTTCAGCGACAGGCCCGCGCCGGTGGCGGCACCCGTCGGGACGAACGGAGCGAGGCTGGCCAGGATCATGGCCGACGGGGAGAGCAGGTAGCCCTCCTTCGGGTCTAGGCCCGTGTGCTCCAGGACCGGCAGGCCCGAGAGCTGACCGATGAGCGCCTGGCGCACGGCCGGGACGGCGTTCTCGCCGATCGAGTCGTAGCGGGACAGTCGGTCCGAGACCCGGAAGGCCGCGGCGACGTCGGAGCCGACCAGGATCGCCCGGCCGCGGGTCGGCGCCACCTTGAACGAGTTCAGCCGGCGGACAGCCTCGACCACGTAGGTGTGCGGGTCCACGTCGCCCAGATCCATGGCGGGCATGATCAGGTCGGCGTGGTTGTTCAGGGTACGGAAGCCCGCGACAGCCTTGGCCTCGAAGTCCTTCGCGATCGCCTGCGCCTGGGGGGCGACGACGTCCTCGGACAGCGAGATCTCGTCCATCCGCATGTGCTCGTCGGTCAGAGCGGTCGCGGAGTAGACGTGCTTGTTCAGCTTCACGGGCATCGACGCGCCGCCCATGATGTCGTCCAGCACGATCGGGGCGTTGCGGGTGCGCCACTCGTAGTCACGAGCCGTCGCCTGGAGCTCCTTGATGCGCATGTTAACCGTGTCGCCCTTGGCGCCGACGAAGTTCTCGCCGGAGAAGCGCGTCACGAAGTACGGCGCAAGGAGCTCGTCACCCATCACGGGGAGCGAGTACTCGATGACCTTCTCCGGCTTTACCTTCAGTACAGCCACGGGGGACCTCCTAGAGATCGGGTCGGCCGCCTAGGTCTCCGTGGCAGGTGACCTTGCGGTGTGTTCGTCAGTTTCCGAACGGGTTGGACTGCTTGGCGCGGAATCGATCGCGGAACTGGTCCGCGGTGAGCTCGGTGCCGCTCCCGGTCTGCTTCCGGTCGCCCGGATTGACCGTTTCCTTCGGGGTGGTGTCGACCGGGTTCTTACCCCCGTCGTCGCCGTCCTTGTCGGTGGTCTTCTTCTCGCCGACCCGGGCCTTCAGCTGCTCCGCGATCGCCTTGTTGGCGTCGAGGTCAGCTCCGGTCAGGAAGGCGATGTCGCCCTTTTCGAGCCCGTTGTCCTGGATCAGTTCCAGCTTCGCCCGCTCGAGCTCGGCCTTGGCGGCCTGGCCGGTGAGGGCTTCCACGGACTGCTGCAGCTTCTGGATCTCGGTCAGCCCCTCCTGGGACTTCTCGGTCACCTTGGTCTCCAGCTCCGTGATCTTCGTGTCCTTCTCGGACACTCGGGTCTGGAGCTTGTCCTTGTCGTTGAGCACGTTCCAGAGGTAGGTCTTGAGCTGCGCCTTGTCGATCACCTGATCTGCATCAGCGACCGGCTGGCCGTCCTTGACTTCCCACGGGGCCTTGAACTCTTCGAGCTTCGGAACGGGCACGGTGTCCTCCTACGGACGTCGAGGGAAGACCACCTGCGGCCGTTCCCAATGGGATCAGTCTAAAGTGCGCGCTGGGGCCGGTGCATCCCAATCAGCGAGACTTGCGGCGAGAGCGGTATTCCCGGCCCTCGACCAGCGCGCGGAACGCCCGGCGATCTTCCTTCGGGCCGCCGTCGGACAGCTGAGTCGCCTGGATCCACAGCGCCTCGAAGTCGCGACCACGGCCTGGCCACTCACTCGAGCGGGAGTACGCCGGCTCCATGGTGCACTGGCACGCGTCGTGGACCTTGGCGATGCCTGAGCCAGTGAACTTGGCATCCGAGTCGGTGAACACCTTCTCGCCGTACAGGGGTCCGCGACTGGCCAGCATCGCGCAGAAGTAGCACGGGTCGTCGCGAGTGACGCGCGCCCAGCCGATCGCGAGCCTGTCCTCCTGGGCTGCCTCGCGCATCAAGTCCCGGCCGCCGTCAAGCGTGTGGCGTACGGCGGCCGCGGAGACCGTCTTGCCGGCGGACTCGAAGGCTTCGTCCAGCCAGGCTCGGTCGAACTCAGGGGTGGTCTCGAGCTCCTTCAGCTTGCCGGCCTTCGCGCTGTAGGCCAGCGGGCCGGTCACGCGCAGGGAGGTCTCGACCGCCGGCAGAGAGAGTGGCGGAGCGTCGGGGAGCTCGAAGCGCGGCGCGTTCGGTACCTCCAGCGCGCGGAACTGCGGGTAGTACGCGCGCGTCAGGGCGACAGACTTCGGCCGCTCGCGCCGGATCAGCGCCAGAGCGAGCTGGAGGAAGCGCTCAGTCGTCTCGGCGAAGTTGTCTTGTCGGACAGTGCGCGCCCAGAGTGCGGCGATCGCGTAGGCCATGAAGGCGCCCCGCTTCGCCTGGGCGGCCCGGTGCGCCTCAGTGAGGCCGGCCGCGACCGGGGAGACGCTCACTTCGCGCCCCGGTCGCTACCCCCGGTGCCCTTGCCGACGACGGGCGTCGGCGGCACGGCGTCAGCCATCTGCTTCGCGGCGTCGGCGGCCTGCTCGGCCTCGAGCTCGGCGAACAGCGTCTCCATCAGGTCGCCGGACTCCACCAGGTCCTTAGCGCGCTCGCTGTCCTGGTCGGTCCAGCCGGGGATGCGCTCCCACAGCATCTCGACCGGGATCTTCAGCGCCGTCGCGGCGATGCCCAGGGCGTTCACGGTCTGGACCAGCGAACGCGACTCGGTGTCACGCCAGCGGACCTCCATGTCCCAGGCGCGAGACTCGCTGGTGTCGCCGTTGATGTGCGCCGCCAGACGGAGCAGCTTCTCGTGCGACTCCCCGCAGAAGGTCTTGAAGTCGCCGGCCTTTCGGAGCAGCCCGCCTTCGGCCGCGGCCAGAGCCTCGGCCTGCAGGTTGCTGGACAGGCCGAGCAGGTGGTGCGGCGGGGTCTGGGTGATGGCGGCCAGCTGGCGCAGGTCGTTGTCGATGGCCGAGAGGAAGCCCGAGATGTCGGTCGCGTCGAGCGTGCCGAACTTCGTCTCCTTGTCGGGGCTGACCAGGAGGTCGGCGATGCGCAGCTTGAGCTTGACGTACTCCTCGTCGGTCGCGTCCTTGGGCTTGGCCAGGCCGGCGATGTACCGGACCTTCCAGGCGCCGAAGCGCTGCACGATAAGGCGGTCGAAGGTGCCCTGGTCCAGCCGGCGGAGCAGCGGGATGACGGGCTCGATCTCACCGGTGGCCAGACCATCGAGGTCGAGCGAGTTGGCGTACCGGACGAAGGGGGTCACGTTCAGGTCGTGGCTGACGTAGCTGACGTACGACCACTCCTTCTTGTCGGCGCCGTCGCCCTTGGCCTTCAGCTTGTGCGTGCCGGTGTTGTCGACGAAGTCGATGTTCCAGCCCCTCTCCTTCTCGGTCACGCCGTCGGAGCCGACCTCGCGGTACGGACGGAAGTGCATGACGTGGAGCGGCCACTGGTCGTCCGGCTCCTCGTAGAACGCAGCCATCCGGCTCGCCGGGTACGCGCGCAGTCGGGCGAGCTTGTCGCCGGTGAACGGATCCTTGCCGGGCATGGCCGAGGCGAAGGCCAGACCGTGGCCGATGGTCGAGCGGGTGAGCGGGATCTGCATCGCGTCCCACTCGTTTCGCTGCCACGTCTCCCAGACCTTCAGGTTGTCGCGCGAGCCCGGCCGGCGTACGCCGTCGACGTACAGCATCTGGCTCATCGACTTGACCACCAGGCCGGCGAACGCGTTCGGCGATCGGGACTGCAGGTCCTCGTACTCGTCGTCGACGGAGTCGGGCTGATAGACCCCACCCTGCCAGGCCGCCAGGGAGCTGTTCGGCCGGAGCATCGCGGCGATGTCGTTCTGCTCCCCGCGGACCCAGGAATCCAGGACCAGGGTGCGCTCCCGCTGCCGCAGGCAAGAGGGGAAGTCGAGGTGTGCTTGAGCGAGCACCGACGTGCTACTGGCGACCACGATGGTGCTCCTTCAGGTAGATGATAGCGTCCATGGTACTCAGTACCCCCACACTTCCGCGCCGTCGGCGTACTGGTCTTCCTCTTCCTCGGTGTTGAGGTAGACCTTCCGGAGCAGGCGGGCGCCGACCAGACACACGGCCAGGTCGATCTTGTGCTTGCTCTCCCGGTTCTCCTTCATCATCGAGACGCCCCACTTGTTCGAGGGGTTCGACCGGGCGTTGCGGAGGTGCTGCACGAGGGCGGGGTGGCCGTCGATCATGAACTTCGGCCCGAACTCCTCGAACTGGTTCAGCGCCTCGAAGTCCTCGACGGTCTGCATGGCCATCTGGACGAAGGCCTTCTGGTTGGTCGGGCTTGTCATGTCAAAGTTGATCGCGTGCGTGCCGAGACCGCCCTTGACCGGCCAGACCTTCTTGTCGAGCTTCCGGCCGTGGCGCTTCATCCAGTCGTCGATCGTGTCGTCCCAGTAGTTCGAGCCGTCGGAATCCTCGGTGGCGTGCGACGGGTCGGCCCAGAAGCCGACGACGTTGAAGCGCTCGAACATCTCGTCGACCCGGGAGGTTATGGCGCCGCGGGGCGCGAGCCACTTCTTCGCGCGCTCCTTCTGCGACGGCGGCTGCCAGACCCCGATGGTGAAGCAGTAGCCGTCCTCGATGCGACAGCCGACCAGCGCCGAGGCGTCGTCGGACTTCGAGCCGTCGAAGAAGGCCACGACGGGCTCGTGCGGCATGACGATCCAGCCGGCGTGGAGGTCATCGGAGCCCGGGATGCGCCGGGCGGTCGCGACCACCTTGTCGATGGCCGCTTCGACGGCGGCCGGGTCGACCCAAGAATCCTCGGAGGCGATGATCTGGTTGAAGTAGAACCGCCGCGACTCGCCGGCCGGGTTGTTCGTGTCCATGATCTCGGCCAGGATCGTCTCCAGGTCGAGCCAGGTCGCATCGCCACGGACCGCCGAGACGACCGCGGCCAGGTAGGCCTTGACCTCGTCCTCGGTCGGATCCGGGGAGTCCTCGCGCAGCTTCTTCGGGCGAATGCGGGCGTCCGGCGGCGCCTCGATCGAGTCGTACAGGACGCGCGAGTTGTAGGCCAGGCCGGCCAGTTGCTCTTCGTAGGTCTCGCGGCGCTTCTGGGCGACCGAGTCCTCCGACGGATCGTAGGCGTTGGTGATGGCCAGGATCCGCGCGGCGCCACCCTTGCTCTTGGTCACGTTACGTGTGATGACCTTGAACATAGCGTGACCCTCGTTGTTGGCCCGCCAGTGATGGGTCTCGTTCATGATGACGAAGGTCGGCCGGCCGCCCTCGAGGCCGCGCGGCGAGCTGGTCACACACTGGATCCGGCGCTGTCCGCCGTACGCGTAGATGATCTCCTTGCCGATGTCGAGACCGAACTTCTCCTTCATGTGCTCGGCGCTGAGCATGCCGGGGAAGAGGGCCGACGTGTTGACCGTCTGGTCCTTGTTCACCGCGGCGATCTGGATCCAGGCCCGCGGGTTGTCGATGCCGACCGGGTCGCCGTACAGCACGCCGATGTCGGGCATGTCCTCGACTGCCCAGCCGCCGAATCGGCACGGGCCGAGGAGCTCGACGATGGCGAGCACGGCGACGATCGGATCCTTGCCCCAGCCCTTGAGGCGCTGTAGGACGCCCTGGCGATAGCTGAACCGCCCGTTCTCGTCGATCGCGTACCACCACAGAATGAAGCGCGACTGCTCGCCGGTGGGAATGAAGGGCAGGCGGTTGCCCTCGATGTCGACGTCGTCGCCGAGTACGTTCTCGCCGATCCACTTCAGGATCTGCCAGCCCAGGGTGAACTCCGGCAGGATGTAGCGGAGCCCCTCGTTGTCGCCATCCCAGGCGGGATCCTCCTGCCAGGTCGGGCCGAGGTGCTTCGGTACGACGTTCCAAGCCTGATCCTCGGCGACCCAGTAGACGCCGGGCTCGAGGACTGCGGTACTCATTGCGGCCGCTTGAAGGTCCACCAGCCGTCGTAGCCGGCCGGAGCTTCGGGGAAGCCCTTGAGCATCGCATCCAGAAAGGCCTGGTCCTCGACCATGGCCGCCCAGGTGGTCTCGGGCGCCCAGAGGCATTCACCATCCCAGCGCGACCGGCAGTTGCCGCCGTATCGGCCGTCCCACATGTTCTCGAGCCACGACGTGACGTCGGCCGGCGGCTCTCGGGAGGTGTCCCACAGGCTGCCGTAGTGTGCAGTCAGCGCGCCGTCCTTGCGACGGAACCAGACTGCCTCGGCGCCGATGTTGTAGTGCGGAGTCTCCGAAACTCGCCCGCCGGAATATGTGGAGTACTGCTCGGTAACCTTGAAGGTATCGAGCGCGACGGCGTACGGCGCCTTGCTGATCTGGAACTTGTCGAGCCGCTGCACTGCTACCTCCGCTTGATGTAGAAGACCCAGATCAGCCAAAGGCCGACCCCGAACACGATCAGGAAGTAGACCGCCGGCGCGGCGACCTGCCACCAGTACATCAGCTCGCCTTGCCGCCGTTGAGCAGCTCGAGCCGGTTCATCGTCACCCGCTGGCGAGCCGTCTGCGACTCCTCGCCGTGGCGCTTGTGCGACTTCCGCTCGACGACGATCTGCAGGCGGCGGCGGTCGGCCTCAGTCGCGACCAGGGAGTTCAGGCCCTTGATCAGCGCGTTCAGCTTGGCGCCGGGCATCGGCTGCTCCATCTCGACCAGGATCGACTCGCCCATCCCGTTCACGCCGACCTGGACCTGCCGCGGCTTGAGCTCGCGCGAGTAGTCCTCGCAGAGCAGCTGCAGGAACTGCCAGTCCGACGGCTCGTACAGGCGGGCCGGCACCGACTTGGCGATCCCCTCATAGAGGTCGATCGCCTTCTGGTGCCACTCGACGTCGGCCGGCGGCACCGGCACGAGGTCGGACAGGTCCTCCAGGACACCATCTTCCTCGGCGCCCTCTTCGTCATCGAGCTCGAGGTCCTCGTCGGTCAGCGGCTCGAGCACGGTCGGATCCCCGACGGCGCGCTTGTTGCGCCGGCGGGCAGTCGGGGATGGCGGCGGGCCGGAGTGACCCGGCGAGCCTGGCGTGCGGGGCATCAGAAGTCCAGGTCTTCGGTACCCTCGGTGAGCCGGGGGTCACTCGGGTCGCGCAGCCGCAGGGCAGAGGTCGCCTCGGACAGCTCCTTGGCGTTGTCGTACGACGGGTCAGCCTCGTGAGCCGCGAAGGCGTTGTCGTACGCGATCTGCTGGTTGTTCCGGCGGGCGCGGCGGACGGGAGCGGCGGACTTCGGCTCGAGCTTCGACTGCTCGTTCGCCTTGTCGACGGCGTCCTTCTGCTCCTCGGTGAGGGTCGGCGTCAGGAGCTCGACCTCCTCCTCAGAGGCGCCGGCGGCGCGGAGTTGGTCCGGCGTCAGGGTCAGCTCGGGCAGGCCGGTGTCGTTCGTGATCTCGGTCAGGCCGGACGGCAGGCCCTGATTGGCCGCCTCGGTCTCCGGGCGCACCCAGGCAGCCATTCCGAGGTCGCGCAGAGTGTCGGCCGGGTCCTCGTTGGCGTGGAAGATGATCTCGGCCTTGTCGTCCTCGGGGGCGACCGGGCGCTCCACCTCGACGAAGTCGGCCGGATCGAACGAGGTGTCGACAGGTTCGTCGGACGTGTCAGCGTCCTGGCCGGGCTTCTCGATCTCGAACTTACCGCGGCGGGTCAGGCTCTTCAGGCGGTCGGTGATGGCGAAGGTGCCGCGCTTCTTCGCGAAGCCCGGGAGCTCCACGATGCGGTCGTCACCCTTCCGGTTGTGGTAGGGGAGCACGCTCGCGCTGTGCACGTACACGATGTCCCGCAGGTTCAGCTCCTGCTCGGTCGCCCACTGAGCGGCCTCACGCTGGTTGAACGCGAGCACGTAGATCTTCGGCTTCACCACGACCTCCTGGGGTCTGTTCGGGCGCCACCTTCGGCGTCTCAGACCCCAGGGTATCAGCTCACTGCTCGACGATGAAGACCTGGTCAACGAGCTCGCCCTTGTCGAGAAGGATGCGCCGGCGGCCCAGGTAACGATAGGTGAGGACCTTGCGGTTGACGTACGTCCGGACGGTCTCGCCGGGCAGGAGCATCTCATCCGGTAGCCCGAACTCGAGCTCCTGGCCGTCGGCCGGGCCGCCCTGGAAAAGGATCTTCACGCGATCACGTCCTGGCGCTTGAACTCGCGGAGGTGGCGGCACATCAGCGAGTTGTCCTGCAGTACGGCGGCCGCGCGCGAGTCGGCGATGAACAGCCGGCCCTGGTCGTCGACGGTGCGGATGAGCCGGCCGGCGGCCTGTGTAATCCGGGTCAGCATCTGGTCCTTGTATCGCGGGTAGTAGCGCTTCATCAGCGCCTCGCTGACCGGGTCCTTCCCGGGGTACGGCAGCTTGAAGATCACTGTGAGGCGCAGCGCCTCGCCTGGAGCGTCGAAGCCGGTCGCGAAGGATTCGCTCCCGAACAGTACGGCGTTCCCGTCAGCCTTGAACTGCTCGCCGAGCAGCTTGTTGTCGACCGTCCCATCCTGGCGGAGCACGGTCAGGCCAGCGGACTTCAGTGCCGGCGCGATCTGGTCGTAGACCCGCTCGAGGTCCTTGAAGCTGGAGAAGAGCAGGAGCGCGCCGCCCCTGGCTGCAAGCACCTCGGTGAGGATCTCGTCCGCGCGGGTCGCGATGTTGTTCGGGTGGCTGGCGTACTTGAAGGCGCCGTTCACCTGGCTCACGCCGACCGATGCCTGCTTGGCGTAGTCGAACGGGTGGCCGACGTCAATCACTCGAGCATCCTCCACGCCGAGCGAGCCGGCCATGGACGAGGGGACGGTGGCGCTGACCAGTCCGAACGGGCGAGCGCGCAGGAGCTCGCGCGCCGTCGTACTGACGTCGATCCAGCTGAGCTTGAGCGACTCGCCGTCGGTCCAGATCAGGGCCTTGTCGGTCGGCGCGGCCAGGCGCGACTCGATCTTGATCAGCGACTCCTTCGTCTGCTGCTGGCGAACCGAGAGTGTGACCTCCTCCTCGAAGTCGGCGAGCACGCCCTTGATCAGACTCGGCAGCTGCGGCTGGTCGGCGACGACGACCGGCTCGCGGAAGTGGGCGATCCAGCTGGCGAGCTGGCGGCCGGCGGGTCCCTGCCTGGTCAGGTTGTCGGCGTTGACCGAGCGGTCCGCCCAGCTGCGCAACTTCGGCTCGAGCTGGTGCGCCTCATCGACGAGCAGCGGGCCCTCGCGGTCGAAGATCGGCTCCTGGAGCAGGCGGTCGTTCACGATCAGCATGTCGCTGTTCGTGACCACGATGTCGGCTGCGCTCGCCCGGAGCTTGGCCTCCTGGTACTCGCAGAGGTAACCGTTCTCCTGCCACTGCTGGAGGGTGCAGTTCGCGTCGGAGGCCATGCAGCCGGCATCGGGGTCGAACTCGGCCGAGCGGGCGCAGGAGTACCAGCGCTTCCCGCGGAGCTCGGCGACCTCCATGCCGAAGCACTCGGCCGCGGCCGGCGCGTCGGAGGCCATGTACTGGTCCATCAGCACGCGCGTCGGGGTGACGACCAGCGACTGGACGTCATGGAGCTGGCGGAGGTGGGCCGCGGCCGCCAGGATGGCGATCGACTTGCCGACGCCGGTGCCGGCCTGGGCGATGACGCCCGTGTTGTCGAGGGTGATCAGGTGCTCGTAGAGCGCCACCTGCTGCGATCGTGGCGCATAGCCGATGTGGTCGAGTAGGGTGGTGAGTTCCGAAGTCATGCCAAGAGCATAAGCCGACTTGCGGAAAATTGCAAACTCTGTGATAGAGTGATTCTCATGACTGACGAACTCCTCGGCCTGGCCGAGCTCGCGGAGCTGTACGGCGTCACCAAGGCCACCGCGAGCAACTGGTCCCGCCGGCACACTTTCCCTCAACCCCACCAGCACCTGAAGATGGGTCCCGTCTGGCTGAAGTCGGACGTGGTCGCCTGGCGCACGCCGGCGACACAGCAGAAGTGGGTCCTGACCTGCGGATCGTGTGCGAGCCCGAGTATCTTCCTGGTCGGGATCGGCTTCGGAGCCATCACCTACGACTGCCACGCCTGCGAAGCGCAGACAACCCTAGCCGCCACTCAAGGGGAGCCCCTTGGAGTGACGCTGATCGTGAAGGAGTCCAAGTGACCGAGCCGTCATTCCTGGAGGCCCGCGGCCTGGGGAAGGTCGTCGCTCCGCACGGCGGGCCGGCGTCCGCTGCCCGCCTGGTCGAGAAGTACGGCTGCCACGTCCATCCGCTCCGGCTCGGCACGAAGGCGCCGGCCACCGAACACGGAACCTCCGACGCCGTACTGAGCGCCGCGGCGATCACCGGTAACTACGGTGTCAACGCTGCGAAGTCGCAGATCGTCGCCGTTGACCTCGACGACTACGTGCCCGACAACCTCTGCGACGAGTTCCTCGCGGAGTTCGAACTGCCGCCGACCTTCACGGTCCGGACTGGCTCGGGCGGCCGCAGCCTCTGGTACCGGGCGCCCGGGGATGTCACCCTGCGCCAGAAGCTCGGCATGTGGACCGGCGTCGACATCAAGGCCGGCAACTCTTACGTGCTCGGCCCTGGGAACAAGCTGGCCGGCAGTGAGCTGAAGCCCGGCGCGACCGGCGACGGCACCTACTCCTTCGACAAGGACTCACCGAAGGAGTTCGCTCCGCTCCCGCAGAAGCTCGTCGACGCGCTGACGGTCAAGCCGGCCACGGTCTCCGTGCAGTCCACCGGCGAGTCCGCGGAGTACGCCGAGCTCAGCGACAGCCTGAAGGAGCGCGCGGACCAGTACGCGCGAGACTCGATCGCCCGAGAGCTCGAAACTGTTCGCGCGCTCGGGGAACTGGGCGACAATGAGCGGAATTCCGACGACGACGGCTGGGAGAGCGGAACCTGGCATGCCGCCGGCGCGATCGCTTCGCTGGTCAAGGCCAGCTGGAACGCCATGTCGTACGACGACGTCATCGAGCAGTGGCGCGAGGCAGTGCCGGGCGACGGATCGAAGTGGCACTCGCACGGCGTCGGCATGCTGCCGCGGACGATGGTCAACGACGACTTCCCGGCGCGCGTCTGGCCAAAGTCGATCGAGGAGGAGCTCGACTGGTGGGTGGAAGGTACCTACCGCCAGGTGGGTTTTCGCGAGGCCGGTGGTAGCGACGAGGCGCCGCCGGCCGAGCCCGTAGTCGTCGAGGAGGACCCGAACGACTGGCCGAAGGAAGCCTGGAACGAAGAGGGCCACGTCCAGCGCGGGGCTCGCTGGAGCGCCGGAGCCCTCCGCTGGCTGAAGGACGAGGAGACCTGGGTCACGTACGACCAGATCCGCTGGGTCCGCGACAAGACCGCGGGCGCCTACGCCGTCCAGCAGGGGATGAAGGTCGCCCGCTGGACGGAGCTCAAGAACTACGACGCGACGCCCCAGGTCGACGAGAAGACCGGCCAGGCGAAGCCGAACAGCTCCGAGCAGGACAAGTTCGTCAAAGCCCTCTCGGATCAGTCGACCAGCATGATGTTCGACCGGGCCTCCCGCGCGCTGGCGCTGTCCGGCGAGCTGACCGCCCTGTCGACGGACTTCGACCGCGACCCGCTGGTCATCGGCGCGCTGAATGGCGTCGTCGACCTCCGCACCGGTGAGCTCACCCCGCCGGCGCCGGAGCTGATGGTCAGTCATGTCGCGCCGGTCCGGTTCGACCCGGCCGCCACGGCGCCGCGATTCCTGCAGTACCTGGAGGAATCGCTACCGGATCCGGAGGTTCGGTCGTACCTGAAGCGCGTCATGGGCTACTCGATCACCGGGAGCGTCGCCGAGCAGGTGATGTTCATCCACCACGGAAAAACCAGTAACGGCAAGTCGGTCCTGTTCAAGGTGCTTTCGGCTGCGCTTGGTGAATACGCCGGCGGCGCCGACCCGAAGGCGCTGATCGAGACCAGGAACGAGCAGCACAGTGCGCACATCGCATCACTCTACGGTCCGCGTTTTCTGACAATGAGCGAAACGGCGCGTGGTGCCCGGCTCAGCGACGTTCTGATCAAGAACATCACTGGTGCCGACACCGTGACGGCGCGAAAGCTCTACAAGGAAAACGAAGACCTGGAAATCACCGGTAAAATCCACATGGCGACGAACCATCTTCCGCACATCGTCTCGTCGCCGTCGACAAATCGCCGAATCCAGCTCATTCACTGGCCGGTCGAAATCGCCGAGGAGAAAATCGACCTGCAGCTCGCGAGCAAGCTGATCGCAAACGAGCTCGAGGGCATCTTCACCTGGCTGGTCGAGGGGGCGGTCGAGTGGTGGACGACGCTCGCCGACGCTCAGGGGAAGCCCGTCCGCCGTGGAGGCCGGCCGTCCGGGCTGGCGATGCCTCACCAGGTGCTCGTCGACACCGCGAACTACCTCCGCGGCGAGGACGACATCCTGGAGTGGCTGGAGGAGCGCACGGAGACCTCCGACGCCATCGAGTCCACCGGCAACCTGTACCGCGACTACCGGACGTGGGCCGAGGCGCGCGGGGTGCGCAGTCCACTGACCCAGCGGGCCTTCACGACCGACCTGGAGACCTCCGGCGAGCTCGAGCGCGGCCGGACGAACGACAGGAAGGGTTTCAAGGTAGCTCTGAAGCCACTGCAGAAGACTTGGTTCCAAGGTTAGGCTCCCCTTCCCCACTTCCCCTAAAACGAGGTCCCGGCCACAACGGCGGGGCCTCGTTTTGTCGTTTTAGGGCGGCGTGACTCTCGAGTGACCCTCGAGTGACCCAACTTCGGCACTTGGGTCACCGCTCTGACCTGCGGTTTTAGCCAATAGTGACCCAAGTGACCCAAATCGAAGGTCAGCTTCCTCTATGGAGCATCTAGAGCTCTTCTAGAGACTCTTCCAGACTCCCCTAAGGGGACTTTTGAATATTTGGGTCACTTGGGTCACTAGGCATAATTCAGTAGTAGAAATAAGGGTCTGACCTGGGCTTACTTCGGAGAGTTACAGTGACCCACCCTTCGTGTTGGGTCACTTTGAGCGTGAAGTTGGGTCACTCGAGAGTCACCTGGTTGAAAACCGAAGCAAGTAAGGGGTCCGAGACATATGACCCGTACATAACTGGAGCTGCTATGCAGACCGGTCACGCGTGCGCGCGTAGCAGGGGACCCCCTCCCCCGTCAAGGGGTAAGAGGCAGGAAGTTTGGCACATCGGTGTCATAGGTAGGTTGGCACCAATGTGCCACAGGTAGGGGGTTGACAGGGGTGAGCATGGTGGTGTAGTACGCATGCGTGCAGCACAGGTCATAGAGTGCACTACACACAGTGAGCACCATGTACACAAAGTAGTTGTCCATATAGTGAGATAGGCTATTGACAGGTGGGGGAATCTCAGGCAGAGTTGTCCTCATCACCACACAGCAGCACCGCAGGGCAGGCAGGGAGCACCGCTACTACCCCACTAGGGGAAGGGGCTCACACCATGGCCCAGCAGCAGGAAACAGGGGGTTGACAGAACCCCCGCAGTATGGCAATGTTCTCCACAGCACCACACAAAAACTTCACAGCGGAGGGCACGGAACAAGAGCCCCGAACGGAACACGGCAGGCAATACGGGCTGCGGCAGTTCATCCAGGTCGGCGGTTTGCAGCAGTCAGGCACATGCGAGGACACCACAACGCTCGTAAGTCTCAAGACTTATCCCCTCCGCTGTGAACACCACTGGGCAGCTGATCCCGAAAGGGCAAAGGCCCGAACCCGAAACTTGACAAGAGAATGTACGCCTCCTGAGGGCAGAAACTCAGGGCGCTCCCGCTAGCTAAGCCGATTAAGGCGACCCAGGCGAGGACCGCGCCGGAGATGAATGCAATCCGGGTAACTAACTATGATCACGAACAAGCCCTGCCAGAGCAGGGCTGACCCTTGAATTGCCCCAGCCAGGATGCGCCACTCCGTGAAACCCGGAAATCGACGCCTCCTGACTCGGGTCGAGCTTCACCCACAGGGGTGAGGTTGGATCTGAGAGGAATGCGCCATGAGCAAGCGCGCACTGGAAATGCCCGCGTTGAACCACGAGCCCGTCACTGAGTGGCACGCTCGCTACTGCCGGGAGAACGGCCACGCCACGCACCGGGTGGACGGCTTCCTGGAAGTGGACTGCCCTCGCTGCGGAGAGATGGTCTGGACGGGCAGCCTGCCCACGGTCAAGAGCTCCGAGCTCCAGCTCGGCGACGTCGTCCACGCCTACGGCATGCAGGTCAAGCTCGACCGCACGCCGTCGGTCTACAAGGCCAGTCACGGCGAGGGCAACGCCTACTCCTGGAACGGCGCGGTGCTCAACCCGGACCAGCGCGACAGCGCCCTGCCTGAGTCGTGGCTCTACCCGGACCAGTTCGTCGCCGGCCAGGGGTGGATCAAGGACAAGTCCGGCGGACCCCGCTGGACCATCCAGGGTAACGACCTGGTCCGCTGGACGATCGAGCCCCGCAAGGCGGTCTGATCATGCCGAGCCTGACCTTCACCCCCGCCGAGATGGCCGCTTGGCTCCGCGAGGAGCGCCTCGCGGAGATCGCCGAACAAGCCGAGGAGAACTGAAATGATCAAGCTCACGCAGATCGCAGCCAACCACACGCAGGTCACCGTCGGGCGAGTGCAGATCGCCTTCAGCTACGAAACCCCGATCGGCTTCTCGGTCGACTGGTCCCCGTGGATCCTCCGGGAGAACTCGTGGGGGCCGACGACGGGCAAGCACCTGAACTACTACGACGGCGGCACTGCTGCGGCCAAGGCCAAGCGCGTCTCGCACGACGACTTCCCCCACCAGTTGGCACGAGCGCTGCGCGGGTAGCCTGACCCCATCCCTTGGCGCACAGCACCTCTCGGGGGTACTGTGCGCCTTGGAGGACAGTCAGTCCTAACTACAGGGAGTGATGAGAATGACGATTCACCGCGACATGACCGGCGGTTCCTGGTACCGCAGGACGCTCAAGTACGCCTGGCACACCCCGAAGGGTGACGGCATCCTCGGCGACGCGCTCACCGACTACCGCGACGTGATCCTGCCCGCGCTCGATCGCCACTACGTCGACGTGACCGGCCTGGCCGCCACTGGCGGATTCATCGTCAAGGCGTCCGGCGAACTGGTCGGCGTGTTCTCCGCCTACAAGGGCCGTGGTGACGATCTGGTGGACGCCGCACTCAAGTCCGGCGCGACCCACCTGGACTGCTTCGACGGCTACCTGACCGAGTTCTACGCCCGGCACGGATTCATCGAGTACCACCGGGACCCGAACTGGACACCCGGCGGGCCGGACGTGGTCCTCATGGGCTTGCCGTCGTGGGTCCGGAGTGAGATCAAGGCGGGCAGGCTGCCGGAGGTCACCCCGCCGAAGTTCCCCGAAGGCACGCCGGAGTACGACGCCTACGCCGCCGAGCTGCGCGTCGAGCTGGCCAAGTTCTCGCGCGGCGAAGCGCCGTACGACGCGTCGCTCTGATCATGCTCTGCCATCCGCGGAAGGGCAGGCGCGGCGGGATCCGTTGCTCCTGCCGCCACGGCCGCATGATGACGGCTTTCGACTGCGCCTCGGAGGTCTGGAGGGATCAAGCCGAAGCGGCCAGCAATGGCCACGACGCCGAGCTTGAAGAGTACCGGCGGGACAATCCCCCGCCGCACCTGAGCGACTACATGAAATCGGAGTTCTGAGATGAGTAATACGGTTTGGGATGCGGGGAGCGGTTGGCATGACGGCCAGGAGGTTGATGTCCAGCTCGACTCTGGTGGCCGGATCACCACTGCGCCGCGAGTCAAGTTCGTCGACGAGAGCGGCGCCGAGGTCACCATCCCGTGCCAGTGGATGGCCCTGTGCGACCACGACGCGGTCACCGTGCAGCCCCATCCGATCCTGGGCGACGTGCCGATCTGCGACCGTTGCAAGAAGCGCTACGACGCACTGGCCTGATCGGACCACCCTAGTCCGGCACGACTGGCAGCGAGAATCACACTCCGCCAGCCGTGCCGTTCCAAGGTCGCCTGACCTGATCCACGACGAAAGTGAGCACATGATGAACGCCAGCAAGCACCTGCACTTCGAGCGCACCAGCGCGCCGACGCGGGACCGCGTCACCACCCACCACAAGCCCGCCCGGGGCGCGGCCGGACAGCGTCGCAACGCCGCCCGGCACACCGTCGCGGCCGAGCGTGCGGGGGTCGAGCTGTGAGCAAGATCCTTGTCAACGTGACGGGCAACCGCAGCGAGCCGCGCACCGTCGAGGTCGACCTGCCCGACAGCATGACGGATCGTCAGGCTGTCGCGGACGAACTGTTCGGCTTGACCGGTGGCAACAACGACACTCTCGTGAGTGTCGGCATCATCCAGGCCGACCAGCGTCCCGAGCTGGTCGGCTTCGTCTACACCTGGGAAGGCTGACCATGTCGAACCCCATCACTCACGCACTCGACAACCTGGCACCGCTCACCAATGCGATCGATGACTTCGGCGCGCTGTTCACCGTCTCGCGCGGCCTCGGCGAGCAGGTCGGGCAGGTGCTGACCTGCAGCGAGGCGAACCGGTTCGCTGATCTGCTGGACGCGCTCGGCCTGAGCGAACTGGCCGCCGACCTGCTCTCGAACCACTACCACAACGGCGACACCGACGACGCCGGGTGGGAGAACCACTGGGAGTTGGTGGAGGTCACGCAAGGCGAGCCGAACGAGTGGTACCTGGACGAGCGCATCACCCCGGAGCGCGCAGGCTGGCACGACAACAACAGTCCGGCCGCCGACTACGACCCGAGCACCGACGGCGGCGACAACAGCGCCGAGCTTCGATCGACCGCTGACTACCGCTGACCGGACATCTTGACTGGTGCGGCGAACCTGCGATAGGTTCGCCGTGCTACCTGGCCGTCCGGCCACCACAAACGAGAGAGATGATCCGAATGAGCACTGAGACCCTGCGGCCGCGCGATTGCCGCAACATCCTGAAGCTGTTCCGCGAGATCCCGGCCGACGTCATCGCCGAGGGCCGCGAGTGGTACCCGCGAGCTCGGGCCCTGGCCGAAGAGCTGGCTGACACGCACGGCCACGTGAGTCGGCACTACTCGAACCTCTGGGACGCTGAGGTCCGCAAGGCTGCGGCCGTCATCGCCGTACTGTCGCCGCGCGTGAACTGGGAGCGGAACAAGATGCTCGCCCGGCTGGTTTATGACCTGGCCGCGATCGAGACCTGGACCGTCGACATGTCTGTCGAGGAGGTCCGCAAGGGATGGGGTTACGGCCTGTCGGACGGCGCGGGCAAGGCGTTCCGCATCCTCGTGCTCAACGAGGACCCGGACGACGTGGTCGGCGGCCCGAAGGTCCGGCAGTTCTGGCAGACCATCGTCGACCCGACCGACTCGCGCGCCGTAGTGATCGACCGGCACGCGATCGATGTTGCGTTCGGGCGGATCCTGTCCGACGCCGAGCGGGGTCGCGCGGTCGGGCCGGCGGGCGCGTACGACCACCTGTCGCAGCTCTACCGCAACGCCGCGCGCATCATCTCCCGCGAGCTGGCCGAGGCCGCCATGGTCGGCCCGAACTCCGGCAGCATCACTCCAGCCAGCGTGACCCTGACCCCCGCCGAGCTGCAGGCGATTACTTGGACCTACTGGCGCCGCACGCGCGCCGCGAACGCTAAGGCCAACCGCAAGACCGAGGGGAAGTGACGACGATGAGCGATCGAGTCGATTTCGACGCCGTAGACGCCAAGCACGCCGCCGGACTCGAGGAGGCCAAGGCTGCCGCCCGGGTTGCAGCGAAGGAGGGGTGGGGCGTAATCCGTCCCGGCGACCGCAAGGCGCACTACTACGTCGATGCCTTCAGCCTGTGCCGCCGCGTCGGCTTCTACTACGGTCCGCTCGACGTACTGGACAAGCCGTCGCCGGACGACTGCGCGGCCTGCCGCAAGAAGCTCGACAGGAACAAGGGGAACTGACCGTGGCGATGAGTCTCAAGATGGCCCGCTGGATCGATCAGATGGCCGCAGCGGCTGACAAGGCCGCCCGCGCGGTCTGGTCGGGCAGGGGCGAGGAGCTGATCCACCTACCGCGTGGGACCGAGGTCCCCAAGTCTCGAGAGTCCGGCGGCGACACGTTCATCTCGGCGATCGACCTGCTTCGCGCCCTGGTTGCCGAACACGAACGCGACAACGCCACCGACGAGGAGTACGAGCCTGTCGACATCATCCTGCCCCCCAAGGAGATCCGGTGACGCCCGTTTTGCTGGCCTGGTCGCTGTTCATCGCGGCCATGGCCGCCCTGCTCCTGATCCTGCTCACCGTCCGCCACCCGGTGCGGCTCGTGCCGTTCTGGGTGGCCCTGATCATCCTGACCCCCCGAGCCCTTGGAGGCTACGCATGAGGCGCATCCTGATCCAGGCCGTCGCCGTACTCGCTCTGGGCGGCGCGGTCGCTGGTCTCGCTGTCCGGCCCGCGACGTTCGAGCACACGCCCACCCCGGACGGGACGTTCCGCTACGACGAGCGCCCCGCGCCGTCGCCGCTCATGCCTGCTGGCCACCACCCTGAGCCAAAGGTCAATGGTCGGCAGGCCAAGGCAACCACGACGCCCTGGTCCGAGGGGTGGCAGTTCCGCTACCGCTCGGTCTGCATCGAGTCCGGCATCACCGGTGCGCCCCTGGCCAACGTGGCCTCGATGTTCCGCGTGAAGGGCATCGAGGTGTTCGTCCGCTTCGGCTACGGCCACTGCGCGGAGGCTGGCTTCGATGCCTCTCAGCGCATCGTGTTCAGCTACTACACCGCGGCTGACAAGGTCGATCCGAACCTCAAGGGCGCCTGCGCCTATACGCAAGCCGGGAGCTACGGCTTCCTGACCAGCGTCTACGTCCGGGTGAACGTGCTCGGCGGCGCCGGCGGGATGCGTACGGCGTGCGGCGACGTCGCCTCCGGAGAGTGGCAGGACGTCTTCGGCCACGAGGCTGGACACAGCTTTGGCCTGTCGCACGAGCAGCCGTACGTCACGTCCATCATGCGAGATGGGCGCTGGACTTCGGCGACCGATGTGGCCTACCTTGGCTACATCTACGACAACAACCCCAAACTTCGGAGGTCCTGATGAAGATCGAGAACCAGTACGGCGACGAGACGCGCCGCCTCACCACCGGCCGCACGCCCGGCCGCACGCCCGGCTCCAACCACGACACCAACATCGTGATGTCGCGCGACGAGTACGACGGCGATCGATACACCGGCGGAACGGTGCTGGTCGGGATGAGCCTGAACGTCGAGCAGTCCCGTCAGCTGGCCTACGACCTACTGAAGCGCATCGGCGACCCGGTCCCGGAGCCGCCGGCCAAGCCCTTCGAGCCGGGTGAGTTCGTGCAGAACTGGCAGGGTCAGCCGACCAAGCCGCAGGTCTACCGCCTCGTCGAGCCGTACGTGATGCACGGCAACGAGCAGTGGTGGAAGGTGCAGTACCTGGTCGGCGGCGGCGAGGTCAAGCACGCTCAGATCCAGACCAACCGTCCTGGCACGGAGTTCCGGCGGGTCAAGGTCGAGGTCACCAAGGCGTTCGAAGCCTGGGAGGTGGTTGAGTGAATCGGATCGTGCAGTCTGGGCTCGGCGTCGGCGCGGCTGTCGTGCTGGCGCTCGCCCCCGCCGTGTTCCTGGTCGGCGGCTTCGTCATCGGCCTCCTGATCTACAACGAGCGTCGCAAGCGCAAGACGCGCAAGCCGGCGGCTCCCCGCTTCGCCAGCGGCGGCACGATCCCACCGTCGCCGTACAACCGGCCGATGGATGACCGAGTGCTCTTCGTCATCCCGCCGCCCAACTTCGACCGCCCGACAACCTGGTACGACGAACGGAGGTAGGTGAGATGACGCTCTTCATCGTGTGCGCCATGCTCGCATGCGCCATGACCATGGGATTGGCGCGGATGGTGATCCAGAGCAAGCAGGTGCGCAACGAGGCGCTGGAGATTCTGACTGAGAGGCACCACAAAGAGCTCGCCCTCCATCGCGAATGGGACGAGCGAGCGAGCGAAGCGCTGGCCCCGTACGACGCCGGGGGATTGCTGCCGCCTGGCTCTACCACGCACTGGCGAGACCGAGCGGTCGCCCGCCCGACGCCCGTCGAGGTCGACGAGGAGTACGAGGGCGAGCCGATGTCCGACGAGGACTGGCAGCTCCACGCGTACGGGCCGGATACCATCTACGGAATCGTGCAGGCCACGATCGAGCGCATCGACGCCGAGCTTGACAAGCCGTATGCGATCGCCCGAGCTTGGGCCGACGGCACCCTGGTCGCCGCGGAGCAGCGTGCCGAGCAGGTCCTGTCCGACGCGCACGACGAGTTCGAGCGCGAGCAGGCCGCCGCTCAGCTGCAGCAGGCTCACCGCGAGCTCGCCTGGATCTACGACGGCGGCGTCGGCGCGGCCGGCATCGAGAGTACGGCGTACGACGCTCAGTTCGCCTTCGGTCAGCTGGTCGAGCGGAAGCGCCGCGAGATCGCCACCCGCAAGGCGCTGGGCGTCGGGAACGCTGAAGCTCACGGGTTCGCGCAGCCGCACGACCGTAACGCCCTCTACTCCCTCTATTCGAAGGCCGGCCTCATCGACGACACGGGCGACACCGTCGAGGTCCACTCGTGGGGCCAGGCCGAGCCGATTCAGGTCCAGGTGATGCGGTTGGTGAGCTCTGGATTCATCACCCAGGAGTACGCCCTCCAGATGATTGAGGAGGGAGAACGATGACCGACCCGATCCAGCCCACCTATCGACGCGAGGAGGTGGAGCCTGAGAAGATCGCAGTGCCCGCACCCGAGGTTCCTGCCCGGCCGGCTCGCCCGGAGGAGATCCCTGGCGGCGCCCGCACGGTGCTCAAGCGCCTGGAGAAGCACGGCTGGACCACGGAGGCGCTGTACGCACGAGGGCCCTGGGTCGACAATGCCATGACGCCCGACATGATCACGATGTGGGAGGTCGACTCCGCCGGCCAGGCCGAGCCGGCCACCATCGTCGCGGTCACCGCGAGCATCCTGGTCAGGGGCCGCCGCGGCCGCCAGCAGGTCGCGGCGCTCTGGGTCTTGCGCCCGGGGCTGAAGGACGCTACGTTCAAGTTCCATTTCGCCTACACCAAACCCACCCCCGCCGGTGCGACCACGGGTCGCATCGACAGCAAGCAGCTCAAGCAGCTGACAGAGAGCGAGGCATCATGACCGAAACCAACATGGAACGCATGTACGCAATGGCGCTGGAGGCGAGCGTCAAGACCACCGTGACCCACGAGCTGGCCGACGGATCGAGCATCGTGTTCGAGATGCCGAACGGCGCTCGCTTCACTACCGGCCGGGCAGCGGAGGAGCGGGAATTCCGTCGCGGTCAGTCAGTGCTGACGCTCGACCGCGGCGATGAGTTCGTGACCTTCTGGCCGATGCAGCCCGGTACGGCCGCAAAGCCGGGCCAGGATCACTCCTACCGGATGATCTTCAAGGAGCGGCCGCTCGAGGTGGGCGACTGGGTGAAGTGGGCCGAGCATCCGGACGCGCTCCCCATGCGCGCCGACTATGTGGCCAGTGCCGCCCAGGATGGACGCGGAGCGTACTGGTCCCTGCGGACCTCGAACGGCGGAAACATCGGAGCGTTCGAGAGGGACCTGGTCCGCGTCGACGCGCCGGCCCCGACCGGGCGGCCGAAGTTCGTGGTTGGCGACATCGTCCAGGTGCCGGGAAAGTACTTCCACGGCTGGACCAAGCCGCGCGCCATGGTCGTCACCGAGGTGATGTGGCGTTGGAGCAAGGACCTCACCGGCGAGTGGGTTTACATCCTCGACAGCCGCAAGGGCGACCCGTCGCCGCACTCGTTCGCCGGCGCCTCGGTTGCCGACCTGACCAAGCTCCGCCAGTGGCCGATCCGCGTCGGAGACTTCGTCCGCGCGAACTACCCGCGGATCGATGGTCTCTCAGGCGAGGTGTGGAAAGTCTCCGGTGTTGACCGTCACGCCTACGGCAACTCGAGCGACCCGGACCAGTGGCTGATCTACGGCAAGGATCTCGCCGGAGTCGAACACTCGGACGAGGGCCTCTTGCTCGACCAGGTCGACGTGAAGGTCACCAAGACCGACCGCAAGGTCACCGTGACGTACGACGAGAAGTGGGAGGTGCAGGCGTGAGCGATCAGATCGACCCGACGAACATGTCGCACATGCTCAACCTGAACGGCGAGTTTGAGAAGGGAGGTGAGAGCGGTGGGAGATCCGAAGAAGGCTGACCCGACCTACCCGACAATCGTCGTGCACGCCGAGGGCGTGATGCCGAAGAATGCCGCCGAGCTGGGCATCCTGCACGAGCAGATCGAGAAGGTCCGCTACGGCACGGGAGCCAAGGCCAGCGACGTCAAGGCGACGCTCGGCCCGCTCGGCAAGACGATCGAGTTCTCGTTCCTGGTCTAGGCCAGCTACCCTGGTGTCACCGGTCGCCTCGGGGGCGACGCGGCCGGTGATGCTGGGGGCTTTGGTGGACAACGACGAGATCATCGCAGGATTCCGGTCTATCACGGAACGGTGGATTCTTGACCTGCGGAAGGAATTCGGCGATGATGGGCTCCATGACCGAGTCGAAGCCGATCGAGACGCCCTGCCAGACCGGGAACCTCTGCAAGGTCCCGAAGTACCGCAATGAGATCCTCGAGCAGACAGGCCTCACAGACGAGGACCGCGCCGAGCTCATTGCGCAGGTCGAGTCGTCGTGCGACCACGAGACCCACCCCGACGATTGGTTCGAGGATCCCGGGGCCGGCTACGGGACGCCGCCGTACTGGCGAGCTCAGCGCGCTCGTGCGCGCTGCTTCAACGTGTGCCCGATCCGCGTGCAGTGCCTCCAGATCGGCATGCAGCGTATTGACCACGGCGTCATGGGCGGATACACTGCCGCTCAACGTGCTCAGGTCGCAAGCACCTGGGCTCAACGGAAGGAGCACAACGATGCCGAGAAGGAACAAGCGCGGCCGGTCGCCGCAGATCACGAAGCGGCCGAGCAAGGCGATGCCGACCACCAAGGTGCGGAACGCCCTGGCCGCTAGGGCCGGCGTGTCCCCGAGCCGGCTCGCCCCGCTCGTGAAGCCCGACGGGGTCTGCAACGGGTACCTGAAGCCGAAGTACGCCTTCTTCACGGAGGAGAAGGCGCAGCGAGCTCTCACGGCCGCCCAGAAGAACCACACTCTGCTCAGCAGCGACCACGTCGAGGAGCGCTACTTCGAGTGCACCCGCATGAACGCCCTGCTGACGCCGTTCGACCAGCGCGTCGAGGTCCCGGCCACTCACTGGCACCTCACGAGCATGCCGGCCGCTCCGGAGGTTATCGATGGGGAAGCGTAGCAAGGAACTGCTCGCCGAGCTGGAGAGGGCGGAGAAGAAGGCTCTTGGCAACGACAAGCCCTGTAGACTGTGTGTGGCGCTGATGGACCTGGAACCGGGTGCGATCGATGCGGTCGAAGCCGTGCTCCAGAAGCGCCACCCGAATCGGGACAGGTACCTTCTCGGGGAGAGAAAGCTCCATCCCATCCTGAATGCCGCGGGAATCAAGGTGACCCAGGTTGACATTCAGGTCCACCGAGAGGAAGGCCACGGAGCGTGACCACCGACACCAAGAAGCTGATCGCGGACCTGAATGACGCCGTCCGCGCCAAGATCCAGACCCCGCCGGCGCCCATCGCAGCCCAGCGAGCCCCGAAGGACTGGAAGCCGGGCGTCAAGTACGACGGCCGCGGCCAGGTCTCGGAGATCACCACGGTAGCCATCCCGGGCGACCAGCTGGCCGCTGAGGACTATCAGCGCGTGGTCGAGGAAATGGGTGTCACGGTTCCGGCCGGCCTGGTACTCGTGCTGGCCGAGGCGAGCTTCGACCCCTTCGCCTGGACGCGCGAGGAGCCCTTCTGGATCGACGAGAAGGGACACCAGCGCAAGACCCCGGCGACCACTCAGGCTGGCTGGCGCTACCGCTTCAAGACCGCTTCAGCAGCTCTCGTGGCAGCCTCCGACGAGGACCTCGAGAAGCTTCAGGCCGCCGCTCGCCGAGCGGTCCGGGCGCGACCCCGTACGACTCCGTTCGACGGTGTCACGCAGGTCATCGTGCTCGGGGACATCCAGGCTGGCAAGGTCGATCGCCGCGGCGGATCCGCCGAGCTCCTGGTCCGCCTGGAGCATGCGCTGGCCGAGATCCTCCGTCACGTGAAGCGGACCAAGCCGAACGAGATCCTGCTGATCGACGGCGGCGACGGCATGGAGATGTTCGAGTCCTCGCCTGGCGCCGACCGGACCAACGACCTGTCGCAGACCGAGCAGATCCGCCTGTGGCGCCGCGTCCTGATGTCGTGGGTCCGCGAGCTGGCCAAGGTCGGCGTGACCGTGAAGGTCATCTCGGTGCCGTCCAACCACTGCTCGGTGCGCCGTGGGAAGCAGAACATGGGCACGCCCGCCGACGACTACGGCATCGAGGTCCTGACGCAGGTGGCCGACATCTGCGCCGAGAACCCCGACGCGTACGGCCACGTCGAGTTCTACTCACCCGGCGAGCACGAGGAAGCCCTGGCGATCACCCTGGCCGGCGGAAAGACCCTCGGCGTCGCACACGGCCACCAGAAGACCCGGCCCGAGGCCATTCCGGCCTACCTGGCCGGCCAGGCTGCCGGCCGGACCCCGATCGGCGACTGCGACATCGCAGTCTTCGGCCACTGGCACAACCTCCGGGTGCAGACCTGGGGCGACGACCGGTGGTTCTTCATCGCGCCGACCATGGACTCCGGCTCGAGCTGGTTCGCCAACAACACCGGCACCGAGTCCGCTCCCGGTGTGCTCACCTTCGTCGTCGACAGCCGCGGCTGGCGCGACATGCACGTCGCCTGGGCCCGCGAGGGCATCGACTACGAAACCCTGGAGGCCTGACGTGACCAGCCACTCGTCGCACCGCCGCTGGAAGGGTTGTCAGCTGTGCAAGCCCCACAAGAACCGCGACCGAGGTCAAGCTGAGCGGCAACCCTTCGCCGCCCTGCGCAAGCTCGGCAAGCGCCGGCGCGTCTCCCGCCGAGAGATCGGAGACGACCAGTGACCGCCGAGGAACCGACCCTGGCCGAGCTGGAGGAAGCGATCACCCACGTGGCCGCGACCGCCGGCCGGTACAGCGACGTCGACCCGAAGAAGGCCCGGCTGCACGAGGAGCTCAACCACCTGCTCGAGGACCGGGACCGCCTCTTGACGGAGCGACCGGCGATCGGCTAAGCTCGGTACTGCCGAACAGCGCTTCTAGAAGTGGAAGACCTCGGTGCTCTTCCTGAGACGCAAGGGTTGAGCGGTGGCGGTGCAGGATCGGAGTCGGGAAACCTGCACGCGGTCACCTGATGAACTGATCAGGACCAGATGGGCCGGTACCCTTGCAGGGTAGTCGGAGACAGGGTCTAGATCGGCAATCGGTGCAGCATGGCGGAGAGCGGTCACCCGCGGAGGGTGGCCACGCGGGTTCGAGTCCCGTCACCGATGCGAAGTTCGGCGGCTTAGTCCGTCGGGCCTTAAATTCGCCATTAGCTCAGTCCGGTAGAGCACCGCTTGGCCAGCCCCGCAGTGTCGGGGGTAACGCGGAGGTCCTAGGTTCAAATCCTGGATGGCGAACGAGGTAACGAGGGATCCCGAAACCCCATCCCGCAGTGTGGAAGAGAGGGTAAGAGGGTGAGGTTCGACCTCGGTGCGGCGACCGAAAACGCCCTTCTGGTCCACGACAGGACTCGCCTTGGCGGCGCGTATCCGTCTACGTGACCCGAGCGCACTCGGGCATTCAGGCCCCGCCGGTATGCATGCTCCCCACGGTTCGACCGTGGAACTTGGAAGCAACCGGTGGGGTCTGTCTCATTCTGCGGACAGTCTATTGACCCAATCGGCAGCAGGCTGTAGGTTTTGAGCATCAGAACTTGCAACCACCTGGAGGTTTCCATGCATCTGTATGACCTGGTCGACGTCAACGAGACGACCTGGCTCTACGAGAACGGCTGGCTGAACGAGACCGAGCACCCGACCGAGCCGCTGCGCATCCTGAACTACTCCAAGCGCGCGCAGACTGCCGTGGAGCCGTGGTCGGTCGAGTCGCTGCACCACTGCCGCGGCCTGATCTACAACACCACCAACGGTGAGATCGTCGCCCGGCCGTTCCCGAAGTTCTGGAACTACGGCCAGGCCGGCGCCCCGATGATACCCCTGGATGCCCTTGTCCAGGTGACCGACAAGGCCGATGGCTCGCTCGGCATCATGTATCGCCGACCGAGCGACGGCGAACTGGCCATCGCCACGCGGGGCTCGTTCCTGTCGGAGCAGGCCGTCCACGCTACGCAGACCCTGTATCTGAAGCACAACGACTTCGAGCCTAATCCCGACTGGACGATGCTGTTCGAGATCGTCTACCCGGAGAACCGGATCGTGCTCGACTACGGCGCTCGCGACGACGTGGTGCTGCTGGGTGGCGTCTTGACCCACTACAAGGACCTGGTGATCCTGGGCCCGAACGGCTTTCCGGAGTGGAAAGGCCCGAAGACCGAGATCATCTACGAGGGCAACTTCGACGGCGCGCTGGCGCTGAAGATGGACCGGCCGAACTCCGAGGGCTACGTGATCCGCCGGATGATCGACGGCGGCATGGTGAAGCTCAAGCAGGAGGACTACAAGGCCCTACACGCCGCGCTCTTCGGGCTGAACCAGCGCCGGATCTACGAGATCGTCATGGCTGGCCGCGGCCTCGGCCAGCCGGGCCAGTACGAAGGCGTGCCCGAGTTCGACACCCTGCTGGCCCAGCTGCCCGACGAGTTCCACGACTGGGCGCGCAACCAGCGGCACCAGATCCTCGAGACGATCCGGAAGCGCGCGGATGACATCTTCGAGGAGTACGGCGCGATCGTCGAAGGCTGGAGCGTGATCTACGAGGTAGACGACCAGCGGAGCCGGAAGAAGGCATTCGCGGCCGAGGTCGCCAAGGTCAAGACGCCGTATGCGTGGGCGCTGTTCGCCATCTTCAACGGCGCCGGCCGCGACGACATCGAGGACCAGCTGCTGCACCACCTGGACAAGGACAAGGAGATCGACGCCAAGGTCCGTCCGGTCAACCAGCCGGTCGAGGAGGTCTGACGTGGCCTGGGGTCGGAAGAAGAAGCAGGACATCAAGGGCGGCAAGGGCAAGCCGAAGGAGCCGTTCGTCCCGTGCGGGAAGCCGATCCACCGGCTCGCCAAGCGGGAGAAGAACGGCTCGGTGACCACCCCGATCTGCCAGAAGCAACGTGGACACTTTGGAGGTTGCTGACGTGAGCAAACAGATCAGAATCCACGACGACGGTGACGAGATCGTCTGGATCGACGTCGACGGAGAGCAGTTGCACGAGCTGAACCACGACCTCGATGGCTGGGATGGCATGAAGCGGGGGATCGACCTGGTCGAGAAGCTCGCCAAGGCCTTCGGCGTCGAGGTCAGCTACGAGCAGGACATCGTCTGATGTCCACACTCGTTGTAACGAGAGGCCTGCCCGGATCCGGCAAGACGACGTACGCCAGAGAGTGGGTGGCCACCTGGATCGAGACGCGGTCGCGCGTGAACCGGGACGACCTGCGCAAGATGCTCCACAGCGGCCCGAACGGCTACTCGCGCGAGCTCGAGAACGCGATCACGGCCGCCCAGGAGGCGCAGGTCACCGCGCTGCTGAAGGCTGGTCGCGATGTCATCGTCGACGACATGAACCTCCGCCAGCAGTACGCGCGCCGGTGGGCCAAGATCGCCGACCTAGCCGGCGCCGAATTCGACGTCGTCGACCTGACCAACATCCCGGTCGAGGAGTGCATCCGCCGCGACGCCGCCCGTCTGCCGGAGGAGCGCGTCGGAGCGCGATTCATCACCGAACAGCACGTCCGCTACCTGGCCGGCAAGACGCACCCGCTTCCCTGGCCGACCAACGACTACGGCGTCGTCCCCGAGCCGTACGTGCCGCCCGGCACCGGCAAACAGGCGATCATCGTCGACCTCGACGGGACGGTCGCTCTGCTGAACGGTCGCAGCCCGTACGACGTCACCACGGTGAGCAGGGACCTGCCCAACGCACCGGTGATCCGGATCGCGCGGGACATGATGGGCATCGCTGACGAGTACGGCGACACCCTGCACATCCTCTTCACCAGCGGCCGGAGTGAGCTCGCCCGCGAGGACACGGTGGGCTGGCTGGCGGAGCACTTCTTCGGCGGTTCGGGCTATGCGTTCGAGCGCGGATGGGCCCGCCTGTTCATGCGGCCGGAGGGCGACGGCCGGCGCGACTCCGAGCTCAAGCTCGAGATCTTCAACGAACACATCCGCAACGAGTACGACGTCGTGCTCGCGCTCGACGACCGGAACCAGGTCGTTGACTTGTGGCGCTCGCTGGGACTAACGTGCTTGCAGGTTGCGCCGGGCGACTTCTGACCTACCGTCCAGATCCTGGAACCGTAACCCGCTTACGGTTCCAGATATGCACCACCACTCACCACTAGGAGGTACCACCCCGTGAAGAAGTTCATCGCCAGCGCCGTACTCATCGGTCTCGCCCTCAGCATCGGCGCCAAGCCGGCCGAGGCGGCCACGCCCAAGCCGGCCGAGCACCTCGTCGTCGTGAAGCTGTACCCGGACGGCGGCAAGACCACCTCGGTCGACGGAAAGCTCGTCCAGGACACCCGCGCCGGCAAGCGCGACGCCGTCGCGGCCGGACCGTACCGCGGCACCCGGTTCGCCGGCTCGTACATCTGTCTGTGGAACCAGATCGGAACGACCTGGGACATCGGCGGCGCCGGCAACGCCTGGGAGGGAACCAACTCCATCCAGACCGGCTACCGCTCGGCGGCGCAGGGCTGCGGCGGCTACAACACCAACCAGCACCTCCGCTTCAGCACCTACAGCGAGGGTGATGGCGCCTGCTCGGCGCTGATCGGCTACTCGGCCTCCGTCGGCCCGTACGCCTACTACAACGAGCAGTGGACCGCCACCGGCGGGGGTCCGCGGATCCTGATGAACACCTACTACTACGCTGCGCTCGGGTGCCGGGACACCGTCCAGCACCGCAACAACAGCATGAGCCGGGCCCAGGGGCTCGCGTTCGGCATGCAGACGCTGGACAACCCCTACACGGCGTCGGTCATGAACGACCACTTCCAGGACAGCTACAACTTCGCGGGAGCGGTCGACCGGAACAACGCCTGGTCGCTCTACAACTGCCCTGGCGTCGGCTGCTAGTACATCTCGCATCGTGGGCGCTCTCTGGACTCCAGGGGGCGCCTTCGGTACGCTGGGCCCACGAACTCACCACTTGGAGGTGCTGATGAAGATCCACATCGCCGGCGTCGTACGCCGAGCTCGCCGCGAGCGCCTGGCCCGCCGCTATGACCTGATGGCCGACAAGGCCGCGGAGCGCGCGGTGTTCTGGGCGAACCAGGCCGCCGGCTTCGCCCTCTTCGACCTGGAGGGCTCGTTCCAGGAGGCCAAACACAAGCACCAGGAGCACGTCGAGGCCGAGCGCGTCGCCCGCGTCCGCGCCGAGGGAATCAGGAGCGGCAAGTGATCCCCACCTACATTCACGTCTGGCTGAAGAACGATGGAGCAGCCCCAATCAAGCAGACCGTCCAGACGTACCACACTTACGACGAGGTGCAGCGGGTCGTAGGTCAAGACACCACCTGGCTCGGTCTGACAGATTGCCTGGGCATCTACTGGTGGTTCCCGCGCGAGTCCATCGCGTTCATCCAGGTGATGCCGACGGCACAGGTCCAAGACTCATGACCTGGGGTGACGAGAAGGGCCGCAACCTCCCGCCGAACTGGCCGGCCCTTGTCAAGGCGGTCAAGCACCGGGCCAAGGCGACCTCGCCCCTGGGGATCGAGCAGTGCGAAGGACGCCTGCCACGGTCCGGGAAGCGCTGCACCGAACTCGGGGTCGATGTCGACCACACCGGCGACCGGGACGATCACAGCCTGGGTAAGCTGCGCCTGAAGTGCGAACACTGCCACGACAAGAAGACCTCGTCCCAGGGTCACCAGGCCTGGGCCGCGAAGAAGGGTCCGAAGAAGAGTCTCCGCAGAGATGAGCATCCCGGCCGCGTGAGGTAGCCTGGAGGGGTCATGTACCTACTCGAACGGAGGCCGTAGTGGCCATCAAGCTCACGTCACCGGTCTTCGGGCAGCCCGCCGGCGCCACCTTCTCAGGGCCGGCCAGCGTCGTACCGTGGCTGATCGCCGAGGGTTACGCCTTCGACGACGCCAACGTGACCGACCATATCAACCAGCGTGCGGTCCTGCCGGCCGACGACCCTCAGCTCGCCGTGAACCGCGAGGCACCGGGGCAGCCCTTCGGCCTCAGTGGCCGGCTCGCCGTAGTCACCGCGTCCGCGATCGTCCCGAACACCGGACTGGCTGCGGGCGGCACGGATGTCGTCATCACCGGCGACCACATGGTCGACGTGACCGGGGTGACCTTCGGTGGCGTCGCCGCGACGAACGTCGTGGTCGTCGACGACCAGCACGTGAAGTGCACCACCCCCCCGCACGCCGCCGGCGCGGTCACCGTGGTGATCACGGACTCCGACGGCTCGGCGACCAAGCCGACCTTCTACACCTACAGCTGAGCCACGCCAGGCTCTGACACCGAACAAGGAGATCCATCGTGGCCAAGCTCACCCGACCGAAGCAGGTCAGCCGCCGGTACGGCCCCCGTCCCGGCCTTTCCCCGCAGGCGACCCCCGGCGACCCGGATTTCGTCTCGCCGTTCCAGTCGTCCAACGACATCCTCGGTTTCCCCGAGGCCGCGGACTCGAACCGCCCGGCCGACTGGGAGCCGGAGGACGAGGGGTGATCTGATCCCCCTCCCTTGAGCCCCTCGCGCCGATCCGGCGTGAGGGGCTCTTTCTTGTGGTCGTACGACGACAATCTGGAATGTGCACGTACGACGACATCCATATGCCGAGACGGACGCTTGACGGGGCTCGGCCGGGCGGCGTAGGTTTTCCCCAGACGCACTGACCACCGAGGAAAGGGGGCCACATGGCCGAGACCAAAGAGCGACTGCCGGTCAGCTCACCGAAGAACAGCTGCTGCGGGCTGCGCTGGAAGATCGCCCAGGGGGACCGCCGGGATCTGTCCGACTGGGCCCGCAAGCTGGCCAAGCAGCTCCCCCGCGGCGCCCGTCCGTCGGAGGCGCAGCAGGAGACCCTGGATCGGGTGAAGCAGAACCTGGCCGAGTCGACCCGGCAGTTCTTCCTGCACATCCACGACGAGGGGATTGAGCACCGGTGATCGAGCACCAGGCCACCTGGGAGGACGTCGCCGGCGGCCACAACATCAAGGACAAGACCGGCCGGGTCTGGCGCGTCGTCGAGTTCGAGTCGACCGGCAAGAACCCGCCGGAGTCGACCCACTTCGTCCACATGGTCAGCGGCGTAAAGAAGGGTAAGATCCTCCTCCCGCCGGCGCTGACTCCCGTCACCATCGTCATCCTCAGCACCATCGAACTCGTCGAGCTCGAGCTCGACGGAACGGAGATCACGTGAGCGAGTCACCGCAGGACCGGCCCCTGACGCCAGAGGAAGAGGCTATCGCGGCCCAGTTCGCCGAGCAGCTGGCCAGCAGCGAGAGCATGAAGACCGAGGAGGACGAAGACGGCGTTTGGTGGTTCACCTACGGCGACTTCACCGTTCCGGTCACCCCGGAACAGCAGGCCGAGTTCGCTCAGACGCTCTACAACTCCGCGCTGGCCAAGGCTCGCTCGATGGCGCCGGTCGAGAAGAAGCCGTACGAGCCGCCGTTCGTCGCCCGCCTGATTGGCAACACGGTGGGCATCGCCGCCTTCGTGCTGATCGCCGCCGCAGCTGGCCGGTTGGTTGTCAGGATCCTCGGCATCGGCTAAGCTCCATCCCGTTCGGTAACTACCGAACACCGAACACCCCCGGGGATCCCGGCCGGCTCAGTCCCGGTGCTGCACCCCACACCCAGACACCTGGAGGTACCACCGTGAAGCTCTTCGGACGCAAGAACGACGTCGACGAGACGATCCCCGCCCCCGGCACTCCGCCCACCTTCGACGAGCACGGCGTCCTCACCGACCCGGGCAACCCCTGGTTCGGGCCGATCAACCAGAAGCTCGGCTACGCCACCGAGGGCTTCTCGGGCGAGCAGCGCCGTCGGATCCGTCGGGCCAGCGAGCGCCGGTCGGCCGCGGAGGTCCGCGTCGCCAGCCGGAACTACGCCCGGAACCAGGAGAAGCGAGCGCGCTACGAGTCCTTCGTCGCCCAGCGGACCCGGATCGTCACCGGGGAGATCGCAGTCGAGCCGTACTTGCTGGCCAGCGTCCAGCGCGACGAGGCCCGCCGGCGCTCCGTTACCCGCGCCTTCGAGACCCAGGCTGAGACGAAGCAGGCCAAGGCCGACCGGATCGAGGACCGTCTGGACGCGCGCCGCATTGCCCGCTTCAAGGCCGGCAAGCCGCGCGGCAAGGACCTGCGCGAGGAGACCTTCAAGCAGTACTCCTCGTTCTTGCCGGCGTCGTACTGGCAGACCGAAGCCGACTACTACAAGCGCGGCTGATCTCAGCATCTGGGCGCCCTCTATTCACGGGGATAGAGGGCGCCCTATGCTGTCCATACACCGAGCGAGAGGAGGTCCGGATGCCGAAGCGCGGAGGCGCCCTGGGGATGTACGAGCCGACGGCGTGGGCGAAGCCCGCCGAGGGGATCACCCTGAAGCTGATGGACCGAGTCTGCTCGAAGTGCCAGCGAGACCTGGTCGACAAGAACCAGTGGTACGGCCTGCCGTGGGATCTCCGCCAGGCCGTGCGGAGCGAGTTCGCCTGCGGGCCCGGCGCACGCGGACTGTGCAACTCTTGCTACAGCCAGCTCCGCGGCAATGACCCCGACCAGCTGGCCGACCACGAGCGCAAGACGCTGCCGCTGGATATCTTCGCCGAGGAGTACAACCTGCTGCACGAGCAGGGCGTCACCGATCGGCTGATCGCCGAGAAGCTCGGCCTGTACCGCCGGCACCGCTCGATGCCTTCGAAGCGGATGGACACTTTCTACAAGGCGCTGAAGCGCGCCAAGGATCGAGGACTGATCACGTGACCCAGGGCTACTTCGCCGAGGCGATGACGGACGAAGCGCAGGTCGAGCGGCAGCAAAGCACTGGCCGACCGCTCATCAAGCAGCCGGACGGCTCCGTCCGGGCGTACACCCGCGCCAGCTCGCTCGGGGACTACCTGACCGATCAGGAGTTCCTCAAGCAGTGGGAGATGATCTACCTGGCCATCGGGCTCGGCCGCCGGCCGGACCTCGCCGACCAGTGCGCAGTCGAGCCGTACACCACCGGATTCGACGAGCCGCCGCGGCTGGTCAAGGCCGAGTCGAAGCGCAACGTCCTCTCGATCATCCGGCGCGTGCTGGACGCGATGAAGATCCACGAGCGGGCCGACCGCGGCACCGTCGCCCACGCGATCACCGAGACCGGCTACGACGGGTACGTTCCACCGGCGCTGGTCGGCGAACACGCGGTCTTCGGTGCGTTCATCGATCTCAACCACATCATCCGGCTCGGCTCTGAGATCTTCGTCGTCAACGACGAACTGAAGGTGGCCGGCACCTTCGACCACCTCTGGTACGTGCCGAGCCTGCGGTCGGTGGTGATCGGCGACACCAAGAACGGCCGAAACAAGAACAGCCTGGGCTTCGGTGTCCAGTTCGCCGTCTACGCGAACAGCGTGGTCTACAACGCCGAGACCGGCGAGCGCATGACGCTCGAGGAGTACGTCGCACTGGCGCTCGACGAGCTGGGTCTGGGGATCGATCCGATGCCGCCCATCAACCGCAAGGTCGCTCTGCTGCTCTCGCTGAAGGAGCGTCAGGCCAAGCCGTCCGACGTCGACATCGAGTGGGGCTACCGGATGGCCAAGCTGGCCGCCACGGTCCGCGATGCCCGGGACGACACTGCCGGCCGGGTGCTGCAGTCCGAGCTCGTGCAGGGCGTCAAGGGCAAGATGGCCCAGGAGATCACCCTGGCCGCGCTGGCTGAGCGCATCGAGGCGACCGAGAACGCCGGCGAGCTCGCCGTGCTCTGGCGCCACCACAAGGACATCTGGACCCCCGAACTGACCACCCGCGCCGCCGCGCGCAAACTCACCCTGGAGGCATCGTGAGCAAGTTCAAGGTCGGCTTCGACATCGACGACGTCCTGATGCCTTGGTATGCCCGAGCTCACGAGGCCTGCAAGGAGGCCGGGCTCACCGGCGGCGTCGAGCCGACCACCTGGCGCCCGTTCGAGGAGTACCCGGACTGCACTCAGGAGCAGTGGCTCGAAGCGCTCGACGTCGTCACGCTGAAGGGCACGCTGTACCTCGAGACGGCGCCGGACGAGGACGCGGTCCGAGCACTCCGGTCGCTCTACTTCGAGGGCCACGAGGTGCACCTGATCACCGCTCGGGGCTTCATCGGCCACAGCCGGCTGATCAGCCAGCACACCGTCCGTTGGCTGGAGCTGAACGCGATTCCCTACAAGACCCTGTCGTTCACGCAAGCGAAGGGCCCAAAGGCCAAGCAGCTCGGGCTGGACTGGTTCATCGACGACAACGAGAAGAACTGGCGCGAGGTGGGTGAGGCGATCAATCCCTGCTGGGCCGAGCCGCGCTCATTCCTGCTGGATCGCCCGTGGAACCAGAACGTCAACACCTTCCCCCGAGTGCGGGTAAGGTCTGTCCAGGAGTACGTCGACATCATCACCAAGGAGGCAAACCGTGAGTGAATCACCGCACGAAGGAGAGCTCGAGCCCCAGGGCGTGACCTACGTCATGGAGGACGTCGTCCGCCTGGAGTTCACGCTCGGCCGGACCAAACTCACCCTGACCGGCCCGCAGGAGGAGACCGACAACGCTCGAATCCTGGTCGAGGGCGCGAAGGACCTGTTCATCCAGGCCGTCGCGGCCGAAACGGAGAAGTCGGAGGTGCTCGTTCCGGAGGATTACGAGACCACCGACGACGGCGACTTGATCGTCGACTACGAAGCCGACGACGAGGACGACTTCAGGAACGACACCTTCGGACGCCAGCCGGGGGAACTGTGACCACCTTCGAGACGAAGGACTCCGGCATCCACCAGGAATACAGCTCCGGCATGCGCCGCGACAGCCAGGACGGCAAGCCGCGCTTCGGCCTGATGCTGACCAAGCTGCAGCCGTACGAGGAGCAGATGCTCACCCGGTACGCCGCCCTGCTCGCCCGCGGCGCCGAGAAGTACTCCTCGCGCAACTGGGAGGAGGGCGACTCGGAGGAGGAGCTCGAGCGCGCCGAGGAGTCGCTGTTCCGCCACACGATGCAGCTGCTGGCCGGCGAGACCGACGAGGACCACGCGGCCGCGGTCTGGTTCAACACCCAAGCGGTCGAGTACTTCCGCTGGCGGATCGAGCAGAAGATGAGCGGCGAGGTGGCGGAGACCTGGCCGCCGGCCGGCTCGACCAAGAGTGATTTCGTGAAGCAGAACGGATCGGAGATCGACCCCTTCCTGGCCGCCGTCGACGAGCATGTGGCCGAGATGGCCAAGGTGACCGAGACGCCGGCGCACTTCATCACCGGTGATCGCGAGGCGACCACCGCGGCGGCGCTGAAGGAGTACGAAGTACCGCCGGCCAGCGAGTGCTGCGAAGGCGCCGCGGCATGCCAGGCCCACCAAGGGTACCCAGATCCCGAGGACGACTACATCCCGACGGCGGCCGAGCTGGCGCCGTCCGTCGACGACACCGCGGCATACTGGCGGAAGAAGCACCAGGACCAGATCAACGCCTGGCACAACCGGCCCCTTGACCAGGGCAACCACGGCGAGTAAGATTGACCCCGTCACCAGCTAGTCCCTGGTGACTCACCCGGCTCAGGAATGCAGTCGGGGAAACCCCGTCAGGAATTGTCGGGGAACTCAGATGCCTAGGAGGCACTCTCGTGACTGACACCAAGAAGACCAGTGGCGGCTACTTCGACGACGCCATGAAGGAAGGCGCCCCGTCGGCCAAGCTGAAGGACAAGGGCGACTACGTCGTCGGCAAGATCATCGACCTGTTCGAGTCGGGGATGACCAAGTTCGGCACCAACGACCCGGTGATCGACGAGCGCACCGGCCAGCAGCGGATGCAGCTGGTCATCATCCTCCAGACCGACTACCGCAACTGGGAGCGCGTCGCCAAGGTCCCGACCGCCGAGGACGGCACCGTCGCCGACCCGACCAAGGACGAGGGCAAGCGCGCGGTCTACACCCCCAAGGGAACGAACATCTACGCCGCCCTCGGCAAGGCGCTGAAGGCTGCCGGCGCGGTCGACGTGGAGATCGGCGGCCAGTTCGGCATCGTGATCGAGGATCTGCAGGACACCGGCAAGGGCAACAAGCTGAAGATCCACCGAGCGAAGTACGACCTCCCGGTCAAGGGCGTGAAGGTGGAGACCGGCGACGACCCGCTGGCCGGCATCGGCGCCAAGTCCGAGGAGGCGAAGCCGGAGACCCCGGCCGAGCGGCCGCAGGACAGCAAGCCGCAGGACGAGGCCAAGCCGGAGTCGGTCACCGCGCCGTCGGGCGAGGTCGAAGAGCCGCCGTTTTAGTGGCCAGTTACCAGACCCCTTCGGGCCAGGTTGTCCTGCTGGACGATGACGACCTGGCCCGAGTTCCGGGCAGCATTTCGATCGGAAGTCACGGGTACGCTCAATTCTGGGAGCCCGAGCTGAAGAGGATGCTTCTGCTGCACCGGTGGATTCTGGGTCTGGTCGCGAAAACGGGATACCGCTTCATCGGAGACCACATCGATCGCAACCCGATGGATTGCCGAAAGGTGAACCTTCGGATCGTGACGCCGACCGAGAGCAATCTCAACCGAGAGACTCCCGATCGCGACCTGCCTCGCGGCATCTACCAGAGGCCAAGCGGCAGGTACGTGGCTAAGTTGAAGCTGGGTCGCAAGCAGACGACGTACGGAACCTTCGACACGATCGAAGAGGCCGTCGCCGCACTGCCCTGACACCCCAGAGGCCCCGCGCCCACCACCCCGGGCGCGGGCCTCGCCCTTTGGAGAGGAGAACCACGGTGAACGACAGTATCAAGCGAGTCCTGAACGACGTCCAACGCGAGGTCGAGCGGGCCGAGGTCAAGCACGGCGACCAGTTCCACCTGCCCGTCATCGTTGAAGGCGAGGGCAGCACGAAGAAGTACGCCAGCCTCGCCGATCGACAGAAGGCGTTCATCGCCAAGATGGGTAGGGCCGGCGCCACCATCACCTGGCAGGACATCGCGCTCGAAGAGGTCTTCGAGACCTTCGCCGAGACCGAGCCAGCCAGGATCCGCGCGGAGGCGCTGCAGGCCGCGGCGATGTTCGTCCAGATTGCTCGGCGCTGCGATGTGGAGCTGGAGAAGATCGATGGCTGACCAGCCGTGGGAGATCGTCGTCGCGCCGAACAAGGTCGTTGGCCGTCGCTGGGCGCAGCACCTGTACCAGCAGGGGATTGTGATCCGGGAACGCGACGTCTACTCGATCATCGACTCCCGAAAGTGGGAAGGTGCGCGGTTCACCAAGGTCTACCTGACGCCGTACGTCGAGTCGCCCGGCAGCATTCGCGCGATGATCGAACGCGTCCAGGCTCTGCAAGCGCTCCACCAGACCTGCATCAAGGGCGGCGATCGGTTCGAGGGCTACTTCATCATCAGCCCTACCGGCCAGATCTTCGGGCCCCAGAAGACGTTGTAAGTCATGGCTCAACCGAAGCCGTGCAAGGTGGACTGGTGCGACGGCAAGAAG